TCAGCCGAACTGGAGCTTGAAGGCGAAGGCGTCGCGCGGATCCGCGAAGGCCCAGACGGACATCTCGTCCGCGCCGTCGCCGACGTAACCGGCGAGGATCCACGTCCCCGCGATGTTCTCGTCCAGCCAGATCATGGCCGGGATCGAGAGCGTGATCTTGATCGGCACGTAGTGCGTCGGGGCGGTCTGTAGTGACGTGATCAGGCCCACCGCATTCTGAAGAGAAACGCCTCGTCGGGGTCGCCGAACGCGTACTCGACGATGCTGCCGCACCGGTACGATCGCCATCCGCCCGTAATGTTGGCGACGAGCCACTCGAAGGCGTCGTCGTGACGAAACCGGTGGGCCGGGTAGACCAGGAATGGGCAACCGAGGCGGCGGTACCCGGCGGCCCGCTGCTGCCGACCGTAGTCGTCGGTCACCCGAATCTCATCTTGAAGGCCACGGCATCGACGTGGCTGCTGAAGCAGTAGGTTGTCTGGCCCGTGCGCGGGTGCGTCAGCAGGCGCCGGCCGCCGGTGACGTTGTCGGAAATCCAGGCCGCGACGACGCTCGGCGCGTGCCGCGAGATCACCGCGTGGGACAGGCCGCGCCGAGCCGCCTCAGCCACGAGCCAGTCGTGGTGAAGCGTCTGGGCCACCGCGAGGATGCCGGTGCGGGACATCGCGTTACGCCGCCCATCCCCAACGCAACTTGAATCCCGTTGCTATAGTATGATCGGCGAAACGAACGAGCACCTCGCCCTTACGGCGATATGCGCCCCACGGGCAGGGGCAGTCGTCCGCGATAAATTTCCGCACTTTGTTTGTCAGAACCGTCTCTCTTAGATAATTCCGGCGCACCAAGCCTTCGGGAATTCTGACCTCCCAAGGAAGAACGCGGCGCGCACGTTCCGTTTCCCAAATGATGGGGACCTGCTTCCTTTTGTTGTCCCGAACCTGGTTGAGGCGCTCGTCCTTTTCGTTTTCTAAAATTTTATTGTGGGCACTCCCAACGTAATCCCCGACTTCATAGAGACGCGAGATCGAGCGGTGAATGCTGTTCGAGATCTTTCCGAGCCGAACCTTGGATGCGGCAGAGTTAGCCGGATCAATCTCCAAGAGGCGCGCCCACTCTACTTCCTTTTTATCGTGCCGAAACTTAGCGTGGAGCGCGCGGACACCTCGGCATACGGTCGTAACCATCGCGCGCGCGTCGTCAGTGGCGGTGCCACGGCGGTCGTTTTCGAGTTCTTTAATGCGGGCTTCAAGCTCGGCGATGCGAGCCTTGAGGGCTTTGACGTCCTCCTCGGGCTCAGGCTCCGGGAGATTGACGGGCTCCGGCTCGCCTTTCGGGCCCTTACCGTCGAATTCCCGGCGGCGCTTCTTGACTTCGTTGCGAGTGACGTCCTCTCCGGCCAAAAGTCGCGGGCGGAATTCCTCCTGAATCTCCTTCGGCATCGTCGGTGCGGCGAGGTCACAGACAACCGAGCGGTAACGCACGATGATGGCGCGCTCGGCATCGATAAGCCGCCAGCTTTCGACCAAATCGTGCGCCTTCGCGAGCTTGTCGCCCGTGCGAGACTTGCCGCCGGTCGGCTGCAACGCGAGCCACTGGCCCCAGCGCTTTCCGAATTGACGCCCCGTCGCCTTTCTGAGGATGCGCCGGGCCTCGGCGTACTTCGGGGCCAGATCCATGAGCCAGCTTTCAGACTCGGCCTGTTCAACCCGTCCAATCTCGGTCGCGAGCCCGCGCAGCGTCGCCTCGTCGTCCGCCGGAATGCCGCGGTAGTCGAAGTCGCTCACCATCCTCTCCGTCAGTACCCGCGGCCTTCACGCAACAACCGATCGATCGCCGCGTCGGCCGTCTCGCTGTCCAGGTCGTAGGTCTCCCCCGCCAGCGCAGCGCCCGTCCGGGCATCGGCGACAAGCAGGCCGCCGTGGTTGCGCGGGTGCACGCGACGCGCGCGGCTCTTCTGCACGGTCATACCGTGGCGGCTGGCCCGTCGCCGGACCCGGGCGATGTCAATCTTGTCGAGGCGCATCACGTGAACCGCATACGAAAGGCAAAGGCGTCATCGGCGATCTCGAACCCCCAGAAACAGCCGGCCTCGGCATAGCGGCCGCTACACGACAGGCGAGCCCACGCCTCGGCTTCGTTGTGATCTCCGATCTCACGCTCGACGATGAACCGAAGGTCCTTCGCGGACAGCATGGTCAGCCCACTGGCACCCGCGGCAGAGTTCGCTCGCTGAATTGTCCCCGCAGGCGGGCGCTCGCTCGCGTAGGTACGACCCGACACCCAGATGTCCCCGAGCCCCTCAGAAAGTCGCTTCGACATTGAGCTTCATCCAGGTGATGCCGGAGCGGTCAGAAACTGAAGTCTGTCCGTCCGAGGCGGTGTCTTGCCGACCTCGCGGCGTGTCTCGTGGGACAAAGGTGGCGACGAAACGCGGGCTTGTCAAATCCCTTGCGAGCAAAATCGACACATAGCCTTAAGATCGCGCCGCGGGTCCGACGCCAATACTTGACATTTTTGCATTTTGTTGTATCTTGAGGATGCGTCGATTTTCGCAACTGTTGCGGCATCCTCAGCCGTCGCCACGCCCTGGCGGCGTGTCGGTCGGGATGAACCGCCCGACGATCAGGCCAACCGCAAAGGCGAGCATCACGTAGATCAGCACGAGGTCCTGGGCGTCGGCGGCGCACCGCATCACGGGGCCGCCCTCGGCAGGATCTCGAATTCGAGCGGCGGCAGAACGGTGGTGATCGACCAGCCCAGGGCTCGCTGAAGGGCATTGCAGTCGTACGCGAGCGCCACGAAGACCCGGCCGCGTCCGGGGGTGGCGTCGAGCGGGATCATCGGGCCGACGATCTCGGTCTCGCGGCCGAGTGCGCCGTACGCGTCGAAGTGCTCAGGCTCGAAATCGATCCGCCGACCACTGCCGTCGACCAGCCAATACCGGCGCGTCAGCTCGCACTGCCGAACACGATCGCGCACGCCTTTGATCGCAAGCCGCTCGCCGACCCGCACTTGACGGTTCGGATTGACGATCTCGCGGGAGATCTGATGGACGGGCAGTTCGCGGTCGATGGTCATGCTGGAGACCCAAGCGAACGCAGTCAGCAGCAAGCCATAGTAAAGGATGTTGAGAACGAACTGCCCGCGCGGCGGGCGCCGTGATGGTCCCTGCGCCAGCTCGAAGGCGCGTGCGTAGATGGCGTCGGTGCGGTCCAGTTCCGGGAGTTGTGCAATCTCCACCGCACGCCGAACCGCCGCCTCAGATACCTCGGCAGTTTCAGGCTTCATCAGTGCGGCACTCCCCCTTTGACGATCACGACACTCAGGAGGGCCACAACGACAGCGCCGATGATGATCTTCACGATCCAGCTAAGGTGCGCAGAGAGCTTTTCGAGATCGTCCCGGACCTCTTTCAGCTCGGACTTGGTTGTGTAGTTGCTCTCGATCTTGACGAGGAACTGATCGAGCTTCTTTTCGAGCGACTCGACGCGGTAGTTGAGCAGGTTGACGTTGCTCAGGATGGTCGCGTCGGCACCGTCATCGGCTTTCAGCGTCATCCGGACCGTGTCTTTCGCTTCTGCCGTGCGACGAGAATTCGGAGGGGGCGGCGACATGGCGTCAACGCTTGATCAAGGCCGCCGCGCCGGCCTTGGCGAGCGTGGTGAGGGGTGAGCTGATGAAGAACGCGGTGAGGATGGTGCCTTCGATCGCCAAATAGCCACCCGGCAGCGGAGCGACCTTCCACGAGCCGACTACGTGCCACTCGTCGAGGAGATAGGGGATCCGCCACGGCATGCTGTCCAAGCAGATCGCGCCGAAGTGAGCCGCCGCCGGAAGGCCGATGCAATAGATCAGGCCCTTGAACGAGGGCGCGATGATCGTGCGGGCGTTGTTCGCTGCGACTTCGGCCGAGAGCGTGCTCACCGCGACGTCACGATTCGCGTTCTGGCCGTTCTGCACCGTGTTCAGGATCGGCGCGAGGACGCTGTTCCCGAACGCGCTGACGAGCCCGGCGCCGATGTGACCGAAGATGGTCCCGATGATCGCTAGCATTCGCGGTGTCCTTCGTCCTCGCCCGGTCGGACGCGCGCATCGAAGCCGCGGAATGGCCTGAACTGCAGGAGCACGAACTGCGCGAGGCCGATCACGGAGGCCCAGAAGAGCGCCCGATCAGCGGTCAGGCCGAAGTTCGCGAGATTCACGGTGCCGAGGTAGCCGAGAAGGGCCAGGATGAAGGACAGCGCGGTGTTCGCGATGATCAGCGCCCGTGCTTTCCAGCTGCGGTGGACCTTGACCGTGACCGTCGAGACCGCGGCAGGCGTCTCCAAGGTGACGGGAGGAAGCGTCGTCATGGCCGGTTACCGCGCGCCGACGAGGATGCCACCGACAAACGCCGCAGCGGTCAGGCCGAGCGAGATCACGCAGGCGGTGCGCGGGTGCACGGCGGTCCACGTCCAGGCGTACCGCAGGGCCGACTTCGCAGCGTTGCCAGTGATCGTCGTGGCTCGGGCTTCGGTGCTCTTCAGATTCATGGGTGTGGTCCTCGGCGGCAGGATCAGCCCTGCCAGGGCTTCAGGAGGAGATCGACGAGGCGGGCGCCGAGGCCTGGCTTCGTGGTGATGGCCGGCGGGGGCAGCGGCGTCGTGGTGACCGGGCCGACCGGCATGGGCGAGCCCGCGGGCAGTAGCGCCGCCTCCAGGCAGGCCAGGAAGGTCCGGTGGTAGCCGGCGATCAGGGCGCCGTTCCTCGACACATCGCCGTTGATGATGTCTCGGGCTCCGCGAGCGTCGTCTACGCGCTCGTTGAAGTACCGAGCCAGAGTTTTGCCCGCACGAAACAGACCGTCGCGGGAACCAATGATAAGAATCGCCGCACTCGTGGTCGGAACGAGCGCAAGATCAGGATCTTTTACCAGATCGACGCCCAGGAGACGACTGAATTTCGCGTAGTTGTCCTGCCACGTGAGCTGTGAGGCGCCTCGTCCGTAGTACGTTTGTCCATTGGCCTGGGCGACGCCATACGCCTTGCCGCGACCGCGTCCGACCTCGCGGATCGACAGGTCGAGCCGACACTCGTGCCACGCCGTCGCCATGGTGTAGGCGACGAACCGGATGTCGGCTGGCCAGCCTTGCTGTTCCCAAGCGTCGAGGATGCCATCAAGGCCCTCGACCTCGGTCTGAGACAGGCTTGTGCCAAGGAGTCCGCTCGCGCGCACGCGCGCGAAGAACACCGGCCGCAGGATCGGTGCGGTCATGGGAAGCTCGATTGTGAGGGGATTAGGCGGCGGCCGTCCGCCGGATCGCAGCGAGGGTCGGCCACACCCTTCGGCATGGCGCTCTGATGCCCGGTGCGAGGTCAAAATTCCGTGATCGTCAACGATAATAGCTCTTGGCAATTTGAGGTTAATATGCTGTGTTGCGGACCTGCTGGCGCCGGGAATACCTTCGATTCTCAGCTGTATCGCCTCGCGTTAGACGTTGCAGATTGCTCAATGCGTCTCAGGTAGTTCTTTGGGGCTGCAAACGAGTGCATTCAGATGGGGGCGTCCTTGTCTATTCGTGGCGGGCTTGTTTCTCTCGGTGCCTTCGTCGGTGCAATGTTATGTATGACAGGAGGCGCCTTAGCCTGTCCCCACGGGCAGTCGAAAGGCGCTCTTGGTTGGTGCTACCCAAACATCGGCGGTACAGTGGGTCAGACTTTCGAAGCGGCAAAGAAAGGCGATATTAACACGCTAGCGAAGGGAATTGGCGACTTGGCTATTGCTGGCACATGCCCAGTGTGCGCGCTGGCCGGACAAGCCTTATTGAAAAAAGACGATCGTGCTCTGGTGAGTACTATCGTGGGACGTGGTCTTATTCTGAGTGCTGTAGGGGTTCCGCCGGTTTTCATTGTCGCAGACGCTTCCGCTACTACTGCTTCGGCTATACAATTGCATGGGCAGCCGGCGCCGCCAATACCTATCCCGACCGCAGCTTCACGAGGTCGGAAGCTGTTTAAGATGCTTACATCTGCTGCTTGTATTGTGCAGAGCAGCGACGGTGGGACCGCCATTGGGTTTGTTACAGCACCTTCGGCCGTCGACGCGGCCACTGGTATGCCTGCGACTTATCCTGCTCTTGATTTGGTCAAAGGAGACGTAATTCATGTTACGGCAAGTCCTTGCACGGAGTCTGAGGGCGTCCAAGGAAGCAGGGTTCTGACTGATGCAGATGTAGTTTATGAGCAAAGTCAAATCGTGCCGGGACCGCCTGAGAGAATGAAATTTTTCATAATGGGTAAGGCTGCGTCTTAGCGGGTAGTAGCTTGCGGCCAAGCACCAGTGAGATCACCCTGGCGCACTCGGTCTGCGCGCCAGAGGCTTTCGTCGACATCAGCCGGGGTGAACTTGAAAGCGGGCGCGAGCTTCAGCAGGTCGTCGCGCAACACGGTGCTCGCGTACTCGAATTGCTCGCGAGCGAGGATGCCGGCGCGTTGCGTCGGGACATCGGTGGCGGTCTCCAGGACCTTGATCGCTGCATCGACGTCCGCGTAGCGCGCGGTCTGCGCACCCGACGAATCCGTGCGGATCCAGAGCTTCAGGGCGGTCCGCCACCATGGCAGCGAGAGGCAGTCGGGAGGGATGACCGGCGCCGGCTTGCTCGGGTCATGGTCGGCCATGACCTTCTTCAGGGTCGCGAGATCAGCCGACGACATCGACGGATCCGGTAGAACGTAGCCGGGCGAGCCGAGACCGAATGCGAACGGCTTGCCGAGAAGGCCGGCAGCCGCCAGTTCGCTCGGGAACGACGGCCCGAGGTTCAGATCGGTGTCCATGACCGTCATCCCAACACCGAGCCGGCGACCGCACCGTTGAACGTGGTGGTCGTGCCGGAAGCCTGTGACTGTCCACGGATCGTCACGAAGTTCAGGCCCTCAGGGGCCGCCCATGCGTACGCGCTGGCGATGGTGCAGTTGCCGTAGGCCGCCTGTCCGCCGAAGCCGTAGGGCGCAGCATCATCGTTGTTCAGGCTGACGCGACAGAACATGCCGTATCCGACCGAGGAAGATCCGCCACCGCCCTGACCGGAGATGCCGGCTTCGACGCTCTGCGCTGCGTGAGTCAGGAAGCTTGCGCGAGCACCGGTGGACAACTCGACGACCGAACTGGATGTCGTGCTGTATCCGCCTGCGGCGCCCAGGAGCGCTTTGCGGACCGGATTGAACCAGGAGCTGACCCAACGCTTCCCCGGCGCATCTGCGAAGACACCGGGCGAACCGGAATCCGTGTAGATCATGCCGACGTATGTGTAGGCCCGGTTTGCGGCATCGCTGCTGCCGGCGCCAAAAACCCGGATGCCGTACAAAGGGTCGGTGGCGTACGCGCTGGTGTTGAAGATCAGACTGATCGCCGATCCGGTCCAGGATGCGTACATGTAGTACAACGTACCGGCGCTCAGGCCGGAATTTGAAACGGTTACGCCAGAGGACGGGATCGTCTGGAACGCGCCGTTGATCCAAAGCTGATTTCCGTTCCAGGGGATCAGCGTAAGGGTCGTGCTGTTCGTATAAGTGAGGCGGCACTGGCCTTCAGGAGGGGTCGTGACGGCGGCCGACCCAAGATTGGCCTGGAGCTGGGCCTTCTGAGCCGCTGTGAACGACTGGGCGCGATCAGCGAGAAGCGCTTGGCCGTGTGCCGTGGAGTAAGAAAGAACATCCCAGGCGTCCTGCCCCAGGATGATCTGGCACCGGTCCCCCGGTTGCATCACGAAGCTGGCGCGGTTGGCGTCGGCGAAACCGAATGTGTAGGGGTCGCCCGCCGTCGCCTGCACGGTCAACACGCCGCGCGAGTAGATCCAGAACGTATCCCCGTCCGTGAAGCTTGCAGCGAGGGGAACCGTCAATGTTCCAACGTTCGCTTCGCAGTAAACTAGACCGCCGATATCGGCTTGCGACAGAGTCACCGGCTGGCCGATGTAGTATCGGCGGCCGATGCAGCCGACGCCGACGTTCCGTTTTGCCTGGATTTTCTGCGTAAGGCTCAGATTTTGAGCCACGTCGGTGCGCACAATCGGACCGACGAAGCTCGTGCCGGTGATCGTCGTTCCCGTCACCGCGGCCGGCGTCGTACTGCCGATCGGCGTCCCGTCGATCGTGCCGCCGGTAATCGCGGCGCCGGACGCACTCTGGAGGGCCAGAGAACCGAGCCCCAGGTTCGCGCGCGCCGTGCTCGGGCTCGCCACGTCCGACAGGTTGTTGGCCGCCTGGAGGGCGCCGACGATGCGCGCGTCGTTTCCGGCCGCGACGAGGCCGGCAGCGGTGCCGACACCCTTGATGGTGTAGCCGCTGATCGTGACGGTGGCGTAGCTGGGATTCGTATTGCTGAGAAGGCGCGACAGTAGCGTGACGCGACCGTCGAGGTCCGCATCGTTGTTGTTCAGTTTGATGAAGGCATCGCGGAAGTCGTCGCCGGTGCGATCATTCGGCGATGCGCCGACATTGACGGGCGTCTGGGTCATCGCGCGGCTCCAGTCTTCTGGATCACGCGTTCACGCCAGCGATCACAATCGGATCGGGCGCCATCACCGTCACCGTCAGGCCCGAGCTGTTCAGGCCAGAGACGAAGCTTCCCAGCTCGGCCTCAAAGGTCGAGATCGCCGAGGACAGGTCAGAGGCCGACTTCGCGGTATCGGTGGCGGCCTTCAGCGTCCCGAGGATCGTGGCAAGCTGCATCGAAGCCAGCGACACCGCGATCACGACCTGAGCAAACGTGTCCGGGTTCGTGATGCCGACCGTTGCGCCCTGGGCCGCGAAGATCGTCTTGGCCGGGTCTGTGGTCGGCGCCTTGCCGCCGCTAGCCCAGACGATGGTGGCCGCGTTCGTGTACGATGTCTGATGGGTCGCGTCCGGGATCACCTGTACGGTGACGAAGTCACAAGCCGCCGAAGCCGCGGCGATGATCGCCGGGGTCTTGGTCTTGACCAGCGTGACCGCATAGTCGGCCATGTCGATTGGATAGTGACTGACCCAACCGGCCCGCGGGTTCGTGTCGGTCGCGACCGTGTCGATCCGCGCGGCGCCGCCGTTCTGCGCGGCAGACAGCGCCTGCAAGACGGCTCCGTCGTACATCGCGTCGATGGCCTGGGGTGTTTCGAGTTCGGTGGCCATTAGACTGGCACCTCCATGATGTTGAAGGTCGAAGTCGCGCCGACGCCCGTGTGCGAGCCGCTACCGCCGAAGTCGACGCCGTCCGGATTGGCGATCGAAGTCCAGGACGTCGTGTCCTGACGCGCCCACTGAAGAGTAAGATTGACGGTTCCCGCCGACACGCCGGTCAGGTAAAACACAGACGTATCTTTGATCGCGACCGCGCCGACGCCGGACAAGTTAATGTCCATGGCGATGTACTTCTGATCGACGTGTCCGTTGCCGTCCGTAAGCTGCTGAAACGTTGCTCCAGCGCCGCCCTGAACCGCGACGTAGCCCCCGATTTCCGCGATGACGATGAGATTCGTCGCGTTCGAGGCGCCGATCTTCGAATACGGGGGCACCGTCATCGCGGTGACGAAATTGTTCACGCCCTGACCGGACAAGGCCGAACGCGTGTTGTTCACGACGCGCCGGAAGTTCGTCGGGACACGGTAGTTCGTGAGCCCGGTACCGATGTCGCCGGTGCCGCCGCTGGGCGCCGGCGTGTCGCTGGCAACGGCTCCGACCATGCGGAATGCGCCGAGGGACGCGTCGTAGAGCGCGTGCGCGAACCGGCCAGCCACGAGGTCGCCGGCCTGCAACGAGGTGCCGTCCCGGCGCAGGAGCGAGCGAGACGGGAATCCGTTCAGCGTCAGCGTGCAAGCGCTGGTATTGGTATTGGCGACCTTGAAGTAGATGGCGATGAACGAGTTGAGCGTGACCGGCACCGGGTTCAGCGCGAGGACGACGCTGTTCGGTGTGCTGCTCGTGTCCGGGGCGTAGTAGGCCCCCGCCTGGGCCGCCGCCATGGCGATCCGGAAGTTGGTCTCCATCGACCCGGGGGACAGGCTGTCCGAGAAGTCCTGGCCACTGAAGTCGGCGACGAACTGACCGAAGCCTGAGGCGACGGCCGTGCTCTGACGCAGCGCTTTGTTGACGCCCGCGGACGGAGCGACGCCCGCCTGGAACCCCTGCGCGAGCGCGGCATAAACGGCCCAGGCGGCGTCGTTCGGGACGTTCGCGCCGGCTCCCGTCGCGAAGGGGTAAATCAGATTGTTGGCCATCGGCGTCCTACAGGCGCGCGAGCGCGCGCCGCCGGGCGGCCCGGAGCGCGTCGATCGGTTCGGAGGGGGTGGGGTCGGTTAGGAGAGGAGGGCGGCGACGGTCAGGGGATCAGCGCCCCAGGCCCCGGAATCGAAGCCAGCCACGCGGCTGTCGGCCATATCGAAGCCGAACAGGGCCGTGCCATCGACGGTGGTGACGCTGTAATCCACGTCCACACCCATCGCCTTGACGGGGATCAGGTCGTTGCCCAGGATGTAGAGGTCGATCTTCGAGGGGATCTTGCCGCTGATGCAGACTGAATAAGCCATCGGGGCGACGTCCGGGACCTTGAGGTCGTCGAACGGACCGGCCCACTGACCCTGATCGAAGCCGATCGCGGGGATGTCGAAGCTGAAGAGTGTGCTCGGGGGGGCGTACGGGATCGCGATGGCACGATCATCGATGAAGACGAGGCTCGTGGGATCGACGAAGTAGGCATCCAAGATCGACAGCGCGCCGGTTGCCGTGCCGTCCCAGCCGTTGGCCATCACCTTCGCATAGAGCAGACGGCGGTAAGCATCGTCCGGGAGCTGCGAGATACCGGCGGTGCCGTCGTACGGCCCCGACCAATAGCCTTGGTCGAAGCCGAGCCCGATCGTATCGAAGCTGAAGAGCGTATTCGGGACTGGCGTCGGGACGTTGCGCGTCCGGCCGACCCACTGGCCCACGATGTCGAGCTGGGCGCCGATCGCCTCGTCGAGGTCGAAGGCTTGGGGCAGACTGGCGACCACCGCCTGCGTGTCGCAGAACGGCGCGACGCTGGCCCGCACCGTGGCCACGAAGCGCGCCTTGGTTGACTGCCAGGGCGTGATCAGTCCGGAATAGTCATCGACCGAACGCGTGACCGGCGACGGCAACGCGTGGATGTTCAGGTCGGCGGTGAACGCGGTGCTGTCCGCCGAGAAGAACGTACTGTCGGCGGTGAGATTGTAGACCGTCACGTCACGCGGCCTGCGGCAGCACGGTCACCGCAATGTTAGCGACATCGCAGGTCGCCGCCTCGTTGAACGCGATGGGCAGATCGATCGCGGCCGGCGGCGTCGCGCCCCGGCCCTGCGAGAAGGACACGATCTTGAAGGTCTTCGAACCAACCCCGTCGTAGAGCTTGGCGGCGGCGAACGCCTGATCGCGCTCCACGTCCTCGCCGATGTCGAGCCCGTTCACGAAGGCCGCGAGCGATGCCTTCCACGTGTTCTCGATGGTCTGGGTGTAGCCGCCCAGGTTCTGGACCGTGACGTTGTACGAGGCCGGTACGCCGGAGAGGTAGAGGAAGGCGATCTGTTGCTGCGGCCCGGTCGCCGGGGTCACGGTCTGAATGGTCGACCCGTATGTGCTGACCCCCGGTCCCTTCTTCAGATCGATGACGCCGGCCACGGTCGCGGCGTCGCCACCATCCACCACGACGGAGATGGCATGCGCGGGAATCCCGTTCGCGTCGCGGTAGGGTTTGGGGTTGTCGTAGACCTTGAGCCGGTTGACGCCGGAGATCGCGGCAAGCGCACCCGCGAGGCCATCATCGAGCCGCAGGGACGGCAGGGAGGTCGACAGGGACTGCCGCTGGCGCAGCGCGCTGTCGCTCTCGACCGGCTGCCCGACCGAGGCTGCCGCGATGTTGTTGGCCGATTGCCAGCCGCGGGTCACCGTCTTGACCGAGCCGTAGCCGTTGGCGGTGTCAATCGCCCCCACCGGTAGGCTGATCGCGCCGATCGTCTGGCACGTGGCGGTGACGATGATCTCGCCCGCGTCCGGGATCAACACGACCGCGGGGAGCGCCCAATCGTTGTTGGCGGCGTCGGTGACGAGGCCACCATCGATCTCGATGCCGGCCTGTCCGACGATGCGGAACGGAGCCGTGGAGTAGGTCGCGCGCTTCCGGCGGATCCCGTTGATCTTGACGACGCGATCCAGGCCGACACCCTGCGCGGTCGCCGGGCTGAAGCTGTTATAGGTCGCGACGGTCTCGCCGTTGGCATCGTGATACGCGTTGGCGCGCAAGGCCACGAGCTGCCCGTCCTGCGAGTCCGCACCGAGGTAGAGATCAGCCCCGTAGATCGCGCGGATCTGGGTCTGCTCGTAGCTCAGGCAGTCGGCGAAGGTCGGCCGGATGATACCGGCAGCCGTGATCTGGCAAACAGGCGTGGAGCCCATGGTCAGCGTCCGTTCTCAACCTTGACGGTGATGTTGGCGGCGTTCGCGGACGGCCCATCGAGGTAGGCGCGCGAGTAGACGGTCTGGATCGTGGCCGAGACGGCGAGGGCCCGCGTCTGGCGGTCGAGGACGCTGTTGTAAGCCTCGATCTCGACCACGCCGGGCGTGTCGAGGATCCGAGCCTGAAGGGCGGGATCACGAAGCCCCTCGGTGCGCCGGCCAAGCACTTCCTGCTCGTAGGGCGTGCCCTCCAGGGCGTCCAAGTACCACTGGCCAAGCCAGAGGTTCAGGCGACTGGTGACGATCTGCCCGACCGCATCCGGGCTGTCACGGAGGATCGTGGCCTGATCGCCGCCGAAGAGCGCATCGCCGGCCGCGTCCACAGCACGGACGCGCATCGCTCAGTCGTCTCGCTCGGGCGTCGCGGGCTCGAACAGCACGCACCCGAAATCCATCGGCACCATGAGGAACGGCTGGTCGTCATCGGAGACGAGGTACGGCCGCTGGATGTCTCGGGCGTACTCGCCCTTGGTGATGATCTTGCAGTCGCCGCGATCCAGCTCGGGATGCGGCGCGAAATTCTCACAGTCGAAGCAGCGGGCCATGGGTCAATCCTCCAGGGAGGTCATCCCGGCGACGTCGATTGCGTCGTGGACGACGTGGCTGATCTGCGCGGCAGCGGATGCGGCGATGGTGGCCGCCGCGCCGGGCTGGACGAGGGAGTTCAGGACGCCCTGGAAGCCGGTGGCGACGCCGTCCTGGCGATTTCCGCTGGCGTCGAAGACGGGCGGGACGACCAGCGCTCCGGCGACCGAGGACACGCTTGCGACCAGCGGATGGACCTGCTGGCCGTAGGCCAGGGCTGCGGCCGAGCCGGCGACGATGCCGCCGATCGTGGAAATCTGGCCCTGGACCCAGTTCGTCGCGGCGATCGGATCCATACCGCCCGAGACGACCTGCGAGACGACGGTCGGGAGCGTCACACCGATGGAATTCAGGAGCCCCCCGGCGGTCAGCGGGCCCGTGACGACATCCATGCCGGCGCCGGGGGGAAGCGCCGAGCCGGCCATGTCGACCGTGCTGGCGTGGCCGAGCATCGAGAAGAATCCGGACGCACCGTTGGTCAGGCCGGCGAGGTTGTCCCCCGATGCCTGCAGTACGCCGAGCGCGTTCCCGAGCCCAGAACTGCCAGTCAGGGCTGAGATCAGCCCGGACGCATTCGTGACATTCTGAAGTTGGCTCGTGAGGCCGCCCAGCTGGCCCTGGATGCCCTGGGTCAGGGTGGCCATCGGGTTCATCATGATCGACGACAGATTTCCGTCGCTGAGGACCTTCGACATGAGCCCCTGGAGGCCCGCGCCGCCGTCGAGGCGCTTGGTGATCGACAGCTTCTCGGCGAAGACCGAGCCGACCTTCATCAGCGGCACACCGCCGATCAGCTGGAGCGCCTGGGGCAGTACGATCCCGCCTGCCATCAGCAGTTCAGGAGGATCTTGCCGGCGACGTTCTGGATCGTCATCGCATCGACGACGTGTCGGGCGCCGCCCTTCTCGGACTGGACGGCCATCCCGTTGACTTGGTGCGCAGCATCCTCGCGGACGCTCGTCACGGCGGTGTGCGACACGTCGTGGACGGTCTGCTTGTCGTCGGTTCGGGTCTGAGAGGAGTTCTTCGAGACGCCCTTGAGCTTGCGCGGATCCGAGCGCACCCCCGGGATGAGGAAGGCATCGGCCGGGGCGTGCTGGCGGGTGTCACCGGGGGACTGGATGCCGCCCTGCTGATGCCAGCCGTCGATTCCGAGAGCCGCCTGGACGGTCAGGCCCTCGTCGCCTTTCTTCAGGGCATGCGTGGTGGTGATGCCGCCGCCGCCCATGAAGTGCACCGGGATATCCGGGAGGACCGGCAGCGTGACCAATTCGGTCGTGCCGTCGATCTTACGGATCACCGCCTTCGCGGTCGGCTGAAGCTTCGCGGTGTGCCCGTCCTCACTGTCCTCGGTCAGGGTAACCGGGCCGCCCTTGGGCAGGCGGGCCATGACCGAGTCGGCCACGGTTTCGAGCAGCTCCGTGACGTCGTCGAAGCGCTCGCGAATGTCGATCGCGCGGTCGGCCATCGCTGCCCCTATTGTGGTGTCGTCGGCGCTGTCGCGCTCGGTGTCGTGGTGGGCACAGAGCCGCTCGTTCCCGAGCCGGTCCCGGCAGCGGTCTGATCCGGCATCGCAATCAGGCGCGTCTTCAGCGCGGGGGTCGGCAGCGAACCATTCTTGATGCCGACGAATTTCGTGTAAAACTCGTTGCCGCGCGTATCGCCTTCGTGCTCGACGACGTAGATCTTGTATATACCGTCCGTCGCGATCTCGGGGAGAAGGTTGTTCTGGCCCTGGGTCTGATAACCGACCTGCTGTTGAGCTTGCTGAATGCTCTTCTGATCGATCTGGACTAGCCCGCCAACCTTGATCTGCGGGTTGCACAAGCAGACGCCCTCGATGCCCTGGATCGTTTGAACCGGCAGTCCGACCAAGCCGGACTTGCCGTTCAGGACGATGGTGCCGCCGGGCAGCGCCTTGTCGTTGCTCAAGATCTGGATCTTGCCGTTCTGGATCGACCACGAGGTGGCGGTCGCCGCGCAGATCTGCCGCAAGAGATCCTTCGCGTTGCCAAACGCCGCGAACCCGCGGGGAAACTTGATCTTCGAGAGCGCGTCCGTGTCGATGTAGCCCTGGCCGACGCCGAGCTGCTTCAGGGCGTCGATCGCGACCTGGGCGCGGTCCATATGCGTGTGGCCAGCGTTCAGCGTCTTGTTGACGACGGCGAAGTTCCGGGCGTCGCCGCTGTCCGTGGCCAGGATGTCGAGGATCTTATCGGTGACGTCCTCGCGCAGGTTGCGTGACTGCTGAATCTGCCCCTGAAAGATCGTCTGCAGATTGGAGCCGTACCCGACCGAGATGGTCACCTGCTTGCCCTTGAAGAACGCCGGCTGGGTCGTCGCGTCCTTCAAGTTGGTGATGAGCGCGTTCGCGTTGTTCGGGGTCGACACATCCTTCTGTCGGACGCCGAACCGAATGCGCAGGCCCTGACCGCCGTTGTTCTCGCCGTCGTAGTCGAACGTCGGTCCGTCCGCGATCTGAACGCGGACGTTGCGAAGATACTGCTGCCCCATCGGTGTCAGGCCGCCACGAAATACAGGTGCGCGGTGACCCCGAGGCTGTCAAAGGTCGGGACCTCGCCAGCACCGCGATCGGTGGTGACGATCAAGGCGCCGCCGAAGCCGAGGTATTTGTACTGCGCGAGCAGATCGACACCGCTGACCAGGGGGATGCCGGCGACGAGCGGCGTCTGATCCGCGTCGCCGATGTCGAGGATCCAGCAGCCGGCCTGCGCGATGTCGTAGGTGAGCCGCATGTAGTAGAGCGCACCCGCCAGGGTAATCGTGAATCGGCACGCCTGCGATGGCGTGAGCGGGATCTCGGTGATCGTGCTCACGGGCCACCACCGAACATATTGTACTGGTCAGGACCCGCGCCCTGAAGGCCACCGATCGTCGGTGCGTCCGGGATCGACATGGTCACGGGCGCGGGCGGGCTGATCCCGGACAAGTTCGCAGGGATGCCCTCGGGAAGCTCGGGGACGCCGCCAGTGATGGGGGCGGTCGGCTGGATGACGCCGCCGGTAAAGCCCAGATCGATCGGGGTGGTCCCGGCACCGGCGCCCAGGCCGGACGGGTTCAGCCCCGTGTCCGGGGTTCCGACTGAGCCCGGGGAGAACGAACCGGCGAACGCCTGCGATCCGACGCCCTGCGCCTCAACGTTACCGTTGTTCTGCACGGCCCCGGTGGAGGCGGGGTTGGCTTGGTCGGACGGCGAGGACCCGGCGGCGGCCGTATTCGTGCCCGTTCCACCTTGCCCGGCGGTCGTCGTCTGCACGGAGACGAGAATAACCTCCTGCAAAGCCACGGAGACCAAGAGGATGTTCTCGGAATGCGGATCCGTGATGACCTGAAGGCCGCGGACAAGCATATTCTGATACCGGCGCTTGCCGGTGTAGACGTTGAATGGCTTCCGGGCGAGCTGGAGCGCCAGTAGCGCGTGGTATTGCTGCTGAACGTAGCCAACGCGCCCGGCGGACGAGTTCGAGAAGCCACACTTGATCTCAAGCTCGGCGGGACGTTTGTAGGCGTGATCCGTGATCACCCCACCACCCTCGACCGGGTGCTGGGTGATGATCACCTCGTCGCGATGTCCCTCCTCAACCGTGACATCGGCGTAGATCTGACCGATCGCGCGGGCGCTGGGCTGGATCAGCGCGTAGGGGAGTTCGCCGAGAAGGGCCATGCAAGGAATCCCGGCGATGGGTTAGGCTGCGGCGCTCAGGGAGAGGCCGCATGGACATCAAGCTCGACACGACACCCGGACGGGTGCAGCTCATGCTGCCGACCGATAAGGGCGACGCGACGCTGGACTTCGCGTCAGCCGGGGCGGCTCGGCTCGGGTTCGTGCTGCTGCATCACGCGGCGGAGTCGGAGGCTAAAGCCGACCCGGCCACCACGCTCGGACCCGACGAGCGGCGCGCGACACCACATCCCGTGCAGATCTCAGAGACAGGCGTCGCGCCGGACGGGTCCATCGTCCTGAAGTGCGAGACGCCGGAGGGGCTGACATTCCATCTTGCGATAGCGGCAGAATCCGCACGGTCACTCGCCGAGGTGCTGGCGACGGCGCCGCTTCCTCCAAGACCAGGATCCCGCCAATGACGGCGGTGCAGCGGACGGAGATCGTCGTCATCGTCGGCTCCGCAGAGCTACGTAGTTTGCCCACACGCATGACGAATCAAGTCGGCTCGACGTGCGTTAGGGCGTAGAGCGAGAATCCTCGTCTCACGAAGAGTTCACGAGGTTCCACGATGCGTCGTCTGTTGTTTGCTCTCGCCCTGGCTATTCCGTCGCCGGTTTTCGCACAGGGTGGACCGACTGCGTCCGCGGCCGGAATTGAAATCCCGAGCCACGACATCATCGGTTACTGCAGCAAGGTCATCGTTCGTCACGATATGGGCGATGCCATCGCTCATAACGGTGCCGACCCGCGCGCTCGCGCCGCCTGCATCAAGAGCGAGCAGGCCAATCTCGAACTGATCACCGTGCTGTGGCCCAACGCGACGGGATGGGCGCGCCGCGAGAGCGTGCGGTACGCGCAGCAGTATGCGGAAACGAGTTCGTACTACACGTCGCTGTCGAGCTACCTCGACTCGTTCATGCGAGACGCCGAGATCGCGCAGGATGTCGAGGCGGCGTCGCACTGAGCCGGCCGGCGGCCTTAGGCGACCGCCGACTGGGCGTTGGCGAGGGCGAGTCCATGAACGCGCGTCAGGGAGCTTTCGATGGCCCGGGCCGCGTCCTTGGGGTCCTTAGCCCCGTGGATCGTGGTGGTGTTGTTGATCGTCTGGTGAACGGCACGATTGTCGTTCGAGGACGAGTTCGTCACCGAATTGGCGCCCAGTGGTGCCGCGGGTCTCGTGGCCTCCGCGGGGTTGACCCCGCCCGCACCGACGCCGGGGTTGGCCCCCATCTTCGGCTTGGGCACGCCGATCTGTGAGGTCCTCGCGCCGTCCTCAGCCTTGGCAGGCGGCGTTGCGGTGATCGAGGCCGAGCCGTCCGGGCCGACCGTCAGGTAGGCTGCGCCGTTCTTCTCGATGAACTGCAGAACGTGGGCCCGGAATTTCTCGTACCTCTCCTTCGCAATCGCGATGCAACCGGCCGAGAGCTTGTTGGCATTCGAGGCGGCGTGAAACTCGATCCCGTCGCGCATGCGGTTCAGGGTCTTGTCCCAGATCTGGTTGTTGTTGATGCCGAGCGCGTTGTTGGCCCGGCCCCAGGGCCCGATCGTGCCCGGGGTGATGGGATACGTTCCGATCGGGATCGAATTCTTGCCGGTCCCGTTTCCGGAGCCGTAGTCGTAGCTTTCGCCATCCAGCTTGATCGAGCCGGAGAGGTACGGTGCGCTCTCGCCACCCCTCTGGACACCGGCCGCAATCGAAGGCCATCCGGGAATCCAGCCCTCTTTCGCCTGCTGTGCATCAAGCAGCTTCCCGCGCTGCTCCGCGTTCAGAGAGGCGAGGGGCGTATCGACACTGACACCAGCCGCCCGTGCAAGCTGCGCGGCGTAGCCGGCCGGATCATTCCCGTCGCTCGCGGGCGCCCAGCGCTTGATCGCCTCGGCGATCGTCTTGTCCTTATACCCGGCCGTGTTGAAGAGCAGCTCTTCCTGGGCCTTGCGGCCGGCCTCGTAGGAAGGAAAGCGCGCGAAGCCACCGGAGTCGGCGCCGGTCGCGCCCATACGCTGGGCGAGGGGACCGAACTTGATGTTCCCGGGGTTGTTGTTGCGCCATGCGCGCGAACCGTCACCGGCCTTTGGCGCGTCTTGGCCGCCCATCGACTTGGGCAGGATCTTCTGCAGGAGGGTGCGGTTGTCCGGCGGAATCGCGTTGCCGGTGTTCGCCCCGCCTGGACCGTCCGGCGACGCCGAGCCGCCCGAGATTGCGTTCAGCGCGGCGACCGTCCGATCGCTGTCGCCCAGGACGGTCTTCGTACCGTTGATGAGGCCCCAGAACTTCAGAACCTTTTCGAGGCCGTAGACAATCCGCTCGACCGTTGCTGCGAAGGTCTTGGCTCGGCCGACGAACGCATCCCATTTTTTGATGAACTTATCGCCGTCCTCGTCCGCGATCGAACCGATGAACTTGGCGATGCCCTCCGCGACAGCGACGATCGCATTCGAGATGTCTGTCAGGATCCGGTCGAGTTCACCGGGATGCGCGTCGACCCAAGCCTGAAACCGATCGATGACCCGCTGAATCGCCGGTGCAAGCGACGCCATCATCTTTTCGGTGAGGACACCGATCGTCGCCTGGAGGCGCGTCAACGCCCGCTGGAACGCGGTCGATCCGGCCGCAGCCTGTTCCGAGTTGAGGCCAAATCGCTTGGCCATCTCGTCGTACTCGGCCCGAAACCGCTTAATGGCGTCGGCTTGCCGGATATAGAGGTTGAAGCTCTCCTCGGAGATGCCAAGCATCTCGGCATGCTGGACGCCGATCTCGTAGGGCTCTTTCCGGAGCGCTTCGAGCGTGGCCAGATACTTGTCGACGCCCTGGAGCTTGCTGTCGACGCCGAGATCTTGAACGAACTTGCGCAGACCCGGATTGTTACGCAACGCCGTCGTGAAACTGTCGACGGAGGCTGTCGCCTGCTGCGCCGAGCCACCGGTCTGGCTGAACGCGTAGCTCAGCGCCTTGAGGCTCTGAACCGACGTGCCGCTGCGCTGGGCCTGGAAGTACAGGTTGTCGAACGAGCCAGCGACCTTGGCGACGGCGTAACCGATTGCGGTGGCCGCGGCGGCGGCCGACAACGCCATCTTCTCAAGGCCGGAGATGAAGTCCTTCGTCCGCTCCTTTCGCTTTTCGGCGGCAGCCTTTTCCTGCTTCTCGGTATCCTTGGCGCGCTCAAGAGCCTCGCGGGCGAGTTTCAGGTTGGTTTCGCGCGTAAGCTTGGCGATCTCTTCGCCCGTCTTTGCGCCGGCCCACTTTGCGTCCTCGATCCGCTTCTCGGCCTCTTTAACGGCCTTCTCGTAGTCGGCGATTGACTTCTTGGCGGTGCCCTGCGAGGCGGCGTCGACCTTGAAGCCGAGCGCCACCATGAAGGAGGCGAGAACGTCGTCGGCCATGCGGTCAGCTCGTCGGGTTCAGCCGGGCACGATTCTCGGCCTCGACGCGCATCGCGTCGTTACACTCGGCGATGTGCTCGATGTGGATCGAGCCGTTCAGCAAGTCGGTGAAGCGGTAGTAGCCGAGCGGGATGGGGCCCATGTAGAAATCCTCCCCATCCGGCATCGAGACTAAGTCGACAGAGGGGGGAGAGCCCCGCCGCTGAATAGAGACGGGGCGTCGCGAAAAAGCGGCATGTAATTGTCGTAGAGGACCTGCGTCGCAATCGCGAGCTGCAGACCGGCGTCCGTGTCGATGTCCTGGAACATCAGCCGCGAGCCAGAGCTGGACATGATCGGCGCCCAACCGCCGCTCTCCTTGCGCTGCACGACGGCGAGGGCCGCGTCCAGGATGTAGTCGAGCTTGTCGTCGTCGAGCGCGCCCAGGCCCTCGATGACCTGACCGGCCACCGCGGGCGTGAGCCCAGATGCCAAACTGGCGAAGAGCGGCTGGATGATCGGGGTCGCGCGGCGCAGAACGTGGACCTGCGTTCGGCCCGGCATCTTGCCCGAGCGGTAGCCGACGCCCTTGATCTCGAATTCCGCCACAGCTCACCTCAAAGCGCCAGCGAGCCGTCGCCGAGCTTGTTGTCGATGAAGATGAAGTTCATCGGCCACTCCATCGTGCCGCCGTCCTTGGCGTTCACGTTGTCGGGCAGCTTCACGAAGGCGCCGGCCGAGCACTGATGGTCGTCACCCCAGACGGGATTCGACAGGACCAGGGTGTTCTGTCCGGTGTAAGCACTGGAGGTCTGCTGGTAGTTGTAGAGGTCCTGCAGCATTCGGTTGATCGGGCTGTTCTTCAGCAGCCGGATCGTCACACGACCGGCCTTGGCGGCATGGAGGCTGTGCATGCCGTAGCCGTCCGCGCCGGTGACCATCGAGGTCTTGTCGTCGGTCATGGAGAGGGTGATGCCCTCGTCGGCGAGACCGCCCTCGGAGATCGTGAACGAGCCACCGGGGCCGGTCAGAGAGCAAACAACGTCCGCGAAGCTGTAGGTAATGGGCGCAGCCGCCATTGGGTTACCTCAAGGTGTGATGGGATGGGGCGGCGCCCAGACCGTTACCGGTCGAGCAGAACCGAAATTGAGATGATGTGGACGGCGCCGGCCAGCTTGCAGCAGACCTGGAACGGCACGGACTTGCGGGCGGCGCGGTCAGCCTGAGACTGCGTCGAGACCGGCGGCGCGAAGATGTAGAAGCCGGAAGTCAGGACGTCGTAGGTCTTGAGCGTGCCGACGTTCGGGCCGAGCCAGACGCCGGGGGCCAGGAAGCCGTTGCCGACCGCGACGGTGCAGGCCGCGGCGATGACCGACTTGATCAGCGACATACCGGCGTCGGTTTGCGGAACCTTGGTCGCCGTCGTGTAGAGCAGGTTGTAGCAGTCGGTCTGAATGCGGTTCTGAAGCCAGTCCGCACCGATCCGCTCGTCGATGTAGTCCCCGTTGGCCATCTGACCGGGGAAGATGATGTTCGTGCCGTTCTGGACCGCGACGAAGACGTTGGTGTTCTTCGCGTTGATCTGGCCGAACTGGCTCTCGGTGAGAACCTCTGCCGCGACGCCGGGCTCTTGCTTGTAGGCGGCGGTGATTGTGGTGTTCGAGCCCTCGAAATCGACGGTCGCAAATCGGCCGAACAGCGACTCGGCCGCGTAGGGGTCGTTTCGGGAGAACTGGGTGTAGGTGCGGCTGTAGTTCCCGACCATCAGCTGGGACGCGAGGTCCGCAGATGTCGTACTGTCCAAGACGTTGGCGTTCTGGAGCGTCGCGCCGTAGATGCGGCTCTGGCTGGTGCTCAGGCCCTCGACGAGGGCGGCCACCGCGAGGTGGTCGGCATCGGCCGGCGGGGTCACTGAGGCGACCTGCAGCGAGTACCAAGCCCCCGACATGTCGGCGAGGATGGCTACCGCGGAGACGAGGCTCTCGGCCGGGGCACCCGGGACCGGTGCGGAGGCGTCCAAGCTGGTCAGGTGCAGCAGCGGGCCGAGATCGGTGCCAGACGGGGCGGCCGTGGCGTAGCCGACAGACGAGCCGGTGCCGGTGGTCGGCGAGGACACGTCGAAACGGTTGTAGACCCCGTCATACTTGACGTTCGCGCCGGGCACGACGGCCGCCAGGGCCGCCTGGACGAGGGTCGCGACACCGTTCAGGTTCAGCGCACCGGACAGGTTGATCCCGGTGATGGTGCGCGGCGTCCCGTCGATCGCGATGCTCAGCGATCCGGCCGTGACGCCGGTGAAGTTCGAGAGGAGGCGCTGCGCAGGGCTGAGCGACGCGCCGCGGATGTGCCCCTTCGTGGCGGTCTGGGCCCAGCGGCCCACGTAGACCTGCGCCGGCTGCGGCGACTGGCTGAAGTAATCCTTCGCGGCAAGATACTCGGGCGCGGTCGTTCCGAAGTCCTGTGTAATTCCGGAGAGCGTCGTGTAGAGACGGAGGCGCTCCGCCGTATCGATCACGCCCGGGGTCGAGCCGAGGATCAGCCCGGTCCCGAAGGAACGATACTGAGCAGCCTTCGGCTCAATGTTAACAGAGACGCTGACGAAATCAGCGACATTCAGGCCAACAGCCATGGCAAAGCCGCCGAAGACTCGGCGTCCCTTAGTGAGATCTTCGGAGGGGGTGGGGGCTTGGCCGCGGCTCAGGCTGGCGGCAGGGGGGACGCGATCGGTGCGAGGATCTGCGTCGGGCCGGCGACGTTGCCGGCGGTCGCCTGGATGGCGCCGATGGTCTGGAGGACGTTTTGGATCGGATAGGTCCGCTCGATCGTCTGGGTCAGACGAAAGGGCAGGTCAGAGCGGCGACGGCTCTGCGCGGCCACGATCTCCGGCACGCGCCGGATGGTGTCGAAGCCGATGAGGTTGAGGCCGAGCGCGCGCAGGGCCTCGCGGTTCTGCGCGACGTAGAATCCGTCCCGGAGGAGCTTGGCGTAGGCGTCGCTCCGGGGGCCGTAGAAGCTCGCCAGGATGTCCAGCCGGTAGACGGTGCGCAGCACGGTGTAGCCGGCACCATCGGGGTGATGGATCTGCGCCGGGGTGTCATCCGGCATCGTCCCGGTGACACCGACCGCGACCCAGGTCGTGTCAATCTCTGGGACGCGCGGCTGCGTGGGCTGCCAGCGCGGGCGGACCAGATCCCCAGGCAAGCCGGTGACACCGGCGACGAGGCCGCCGATGGCCGTGTCGAGATCGAGATCGTCGAGGGGCGGCGCGGAGGTCGGGGCGAGAGGGCCGCCGGTCGCGCTCGTGTCAGCCGAGGAAGCCGGCATCGGATCGTGCCCCCGTCTGGGCTGGGTTCACGACCGCGAGCTTGCAGACGGCCTGGGTGAACCCCTCGCCGAACGGCCACTGCTGCGCGTTGCTGATCGTGTAGGGGAGGCCGGCGAAGACGATCGCGTCGGCCGCGACCTCCCGGGTGCCGGTGTCGATCGGAAAGCGGGTGATCACGGCGAGGTCACCCTCGACGAAGTCACCGTCACCGATCTGGACGAGGCCCTTGCCGTTGCCCGGGAAAATGACGCCGCGGATGCGCGTGCCCTTCTCCAGGGCGCGGGCGAGGCCGATGCTGCTCACCGCAACGATCGACTGGATCAGCACGGCCTCGGACCAGAAGTCCGGGTCGTCGAGGACATCGGCGACGTTCTGGAGAGCCATTACTTCACCACGTAGGTGACGCTCTGCCGGAGCTGACCGGTATCGATCAGGGGCTTGGTGCCGGTCCGGCCGCGGTGGAGCCGCGCCTTGATCGTGCGCGGGGCCAGGGGCGCGTGCGCGCCATCGGTGATCTGTGCGCGGACGGCGTTCTGGCCGATCAAGCCGACCGCCTCGAAGCCGGCCTGGATCGAGGCCATGTCGCCCTTCAGGGCGGCAGCGCCCATCGCCTTCAGGCGCGGCAGGATCTGCGGCATGGCCGCCTCGATCCCGGGATGCAGGAACGGCCGCGCGGGTCGGTTCTGCTCGGGATCGCCGAACTCCATCCAGTAGCCGAGGGCGGCATTGCTGGGCGGCGCGTCGCCATCGTCTTCCTGGCGGGACGAGCCCTCCGGGATGCCCACGTAGACCTTGGTCTTCGTCAGCGCGTTGGTCCGACCGAGCAGCTCGGCGGTGCGGTCGACCGTCTTGGTGACGGCCATCAGAGCTGGATTCCTCCAGCCCCGATCAGGGTCAGGAGCTGGTAGTAGCGCCGGCCATACGAGGTCGCGCCGTAGAGGCCGGCGCCATCTTCGAGGCCGATCGAGGTGTCGATCGTCTTCGAGATCGGGCCGACCGATTTGGCCGATACGATACCCGTGGGCACACCGATCGCGGCGCCGCCCGTTCCCGCAACAGTTGCGGGGCCCGGAGAGAGCGCGAGGTTGTGTGCGGTGACGAACTGGACGCCGTCGTCATACAACTCGCCCCAGCGGGCCGGGCTGAGAAGACGACCGGCCAGACCGAGGTTGTAGATCACGGCCGTGTCCGAATACGCCGCGAACTCGGGGAAGGCCGCTCGAAAGCTGGCCAGGGTAACGGTCACGGCTCGCCGGCTGCCAGGATCTCGGCCTTGCGCTGGTTCGCCTCGACCTTCGGCATCGGCTCGGTGATCTGCTCTTCGCCCCGATAGACCGCAAACAGGCCGCGGCCCTTGTGGCGGATCGAGATCTCGGCGTGATCGTTGTCTGAAGCGTCATCGTCCGAAGACGCCCCATCGCCGGCCGCGGCCGTGATCTCGTGCGCCTCGGCAAGCTGGGCCCGGGTTTCGGCGTGCGCGGCACGCTCGTCCTCCAGAGCATTCTCGGCCGCCTCCGCGCGCCGAACCGCAGCGTCCAGTTCGACGGCCAGCGGATTCCCGCTCACCGGCGTCGCTGAGGTCGCCGCGGCGTTTTCGTCACCAAGGTGCAGCTGCGCGTAGGGGTGCTCGGCGATCAGGTCGTGCACGTCATCGTGACGGCCCACGCCGAAGCGCACCATCGGGCCGGCCGCGCCGATCGCCTTCTGCTCCTCTGGGTTGAGAAGCAAGTTGAAGGGCTTGACCACGTGAAGGGTGGGCATGCGGGCCGCCTGAGATGTTCGAGGTAGGTTTGCCGTTACGGCCGGGCGGCGGATGGCCGGCCCGGCATCTCGTTCAGATGCCGTCGCGGTACGCGAAGGTCTCCGGGTAGATGAACTCCATCTGGCCGAGACGACCGTAGTAGGTCGTGGCCTGATAGATCGACTTGTACTCCAGCGGCGTGCGCTGAAGATCGGTCAGGGGGTAGCGCACGTAATCCGGAGACTTGTGGTAGGCCACCATGCGGTTGACCGTAGTCGGGTCACCGGCGGTGCCGCCCGTGCCGCGACCGTTCAGCCACTTGCAAGGGAGGATCTGAAGCTCTTCGCCCTGGGCCACCGCGATGTTGTTTTCCCGGATGAACTGCATCAGCGAGATGCCACCGGCGTTGCCGTTCACCGAGATGATCGTGGAGGTGAGGTAGGCCATCGTGCCCGGGGGGACGAGCAGGCGGTTCGGGAACACAGCCCAGGCGGACGCCTGCCATGCCGAGTTCAGGATCTCGTTGATGTCCGCCAGGACCTGGACGGGGAGCTTGTCCGCGAATTTGGTCGAGGAGCTGTTGCTGGTCGGGCTCTGCGAACCGGCGGTCGCCACGTTGGCGATGTTCGACACGTAAGAGCTGTTGGCGAGGCCCGTGAAACCCTTCAGCGTGTCGCCGGTGTAGACCACCTGATCGACGTTCTGATTGTAGGCTTTCTGCATGACGTCGTAGTAGGTGACGTCAATACCTTCACCGAGCGCCTGAGACTTGGCGAGATCGATGACGGTCCACTTCAGCTCTTTGCCCCACAGGTGCAGGGGCTGCGGGGTCTTGCCGACATCCACCGCGACGCCGCTGATGGCATCGGTGCCCTGGCTGATCCAGGAGATGCCGTTCGGGGACATGCCACCGGTCTCGGCGTAGCCGGCCAGGAGGAACGATGCGGTGTCGTTGGCGATGGTGATATCCTCGCGGAGATCCACATCGCGCGACCACGTGAAGGTCATCAGGGGCTTGTTGAGCTTCGGGTCCAGCTTTTCCAGCTGGCCGATGAGAAAATTGCCAGTCGAGTCAATGGTGTACTGGTCGTACGTCTGCATTAGAGGAGGCTCCATCAGGGGGACGGGCGCGCAATCACTGCGGGCCAAGGCCACTGCCCAGGTGGCTTTATTGGGCGAAGGGCTGCGCGACGGGGCGCGTCTCCCTGAAGTACTTAGATGTTGAAGGCGATCTCGGTGTTGCCGTAGGCATCCGCCGGACCCATGAAGTACGAGTTGCTCGGCAGAACGACGGTATTCGCGCCGTCAGCCGCAGCCTCGACACCACCGATCGGCTTGCCAGAGGCGGGCGTGGCGACGCGGACGTAGACGGGCCCGCCCTTCACAGCCGCGGTCGAGCCGTTCAGCGTGACGTTGATGTACCCGCGCTTCAGCACGGACATGCCGCCCTTGGTCGGCGGGGTGGAGGTGCCGAGCGGATCCTGAGAAGCCACGCCCGGGAAATCGCGGACGTTGAAGCCGTAGATCACGCCGAGCGCGTCGCCGGCCGCCAGCGGCTGCATGCGACCCGCGACGATCTTCACCGGCACGCCATAGGCGGTCGGCGGATTCGTGGGATCCGTCTCCTGCGGCTCGATCGTCGCGGCTTCGATGCGGTGAACGGTGCCGGCGATGCCCGCAGGCATGCGGTAGGTGTAAGCGACCATGAAAGAATTCCTTCGAGGGGCCTAGCGCGCCATCACGGCGGGCCACGTGGCTGTGTTGGGGGATCAGGCGCCCTTGGACGCCCAGAACTCGCGGTTGAGGCGGTTCCGCTCGGCGGCCGTCATGCGGCCCTCGGGCTTCGTGTCGCCGACGAGGATGCGGTTGGTGACGCGGCTGTTGTTGGCCGTGCGGACCGCGTTCGAGGCTCCGACAAAGGCGAGGTGCACCGAGGCCGGGGCCATCTTCGCGAAGTCCGGCGCGGCCTTCAGGCCGAGGATGGCCGGAGCCATGTCGGCGTGGTTCTTGAAGTAATCGGTCAGCGCCCGGCGCTTGTGGGCCAGGATGGCACCACCACGGGCCGCGGCATCGCGCAGACCATCGCTGGTCGGCATGCGCACACCGGGGGAGAGGATCTCGGCGCGGGCCGCCGTGTCGCGGAAGGCCGCGTCGGTGACCATCTCGGGCTCGGGCGCCGCGGTGACGGTCGGGTCTTCCTCGCCGGTCTCGCCATCGGTCGGATCGGCGTCCTCGGTCTTGGCTTCCTCGGCAGCCGGCTCATCCTTGCGCTGGGCGCAGAGTTCCTCGACCTTGGCCTCCAGGGCCTGCAGCCGGGCGGTGAGCGCCTCGACGGTCGCGTTGGCGTCCGGGGCATCCTCGTCGGTCTGCGCGGCGGGCGCCTCGACGACGTTCTCGGCGACCGTCTCTTCGACAGCCTGCTCGACCGCTTGGGTGACGGCCTCGGTCATCTCTTCGACGAACGCGTCCACGTCATCGTCACGGAAGGCGCGGAAGGCCCGGTCGAACGCGCGAGCCTTGCGATCCAGGCCACGGGCGCGAACGGAGGGGACGCGGCCGGGGATCGCGGTGGCCGTGGCGGTGTTCTTCATGGGGGGCTCCGAATGGGAATCGCCGAAGGCGCAGACCGGCCCACAACGGCCGCGGTCGACGATGGCGAGATGGTTGCCGGTGATGTTGATCTGCTTGCCGCGGCCGGCTTCGAGGCGGACGTAATCGGCCTCGTAACCGCACGAGACTTGGCGTTTGCCCTGCTCGATCTTATCGATGGCGTCCGCGCAGTAGATCAGCGCGTCGGCGAGCATCAGGTGAGACTGTGAACCGTCGCCGCGGCGGACTTTGTTGATCACGCCGACGAGGTGATCTCGGTAATTCTCGGGCCCGACCATCATCGTCGGGTGATCGTCGGTGATCGGCACGCCCTCGAACGATGCGAGGGTGGCGGGGTCGAACACGTCCTCGGGCTCGCGCTCGACGACAACGTACCCCATCGGTCCGGGCTCGATCGGGATCTCGTCCGCGCGGTAATCCTGCGGACCGGTCCGGGCGATGGCGACATCCCGGATCAACAGGTAGCCGGCGGGGGTGCGCTCGCGCTTGGTGCCGAGATTGGCCGGCGCGAGGAAGTTCAGCCGCGGCGGCTCGGGTAGAAGGTCGAGGAACGGGGTCACGGTCAGTGCCGGAAGCCGTCCGCGTAGAGGTACGCGAGGAACAGGCCGCCCACGGCGAGGCTGCCCAGGACAAAGAGGGTGCCGAGGACGACCCCGACGACGCCGAGAACGCTCATGGCGGTCACCTCACAGATCAGGGGGCGGTGTGGAGATGACGGACCCACCACAGGTTGCGAGATCAGAGCCTGTTGCTATGCTTCACAGTGACAGGCGAGGACGCAGATGACGAAAGAACAAATACTCAAAGAGATGGATCAGGCGATCCAAGAGGTTGCAAATCTACCGGCATTGAAGTCGGTCGGGTCCGCCAATACGGTCCGTATGATCGAGACATTGTTTAATATCGTCGACCGCTTCGCACCGGCGAGCAGCTCTTTTCGAGTCAAGGCCAATCGACTTCGAGATCAAGATACAAAAATGTTCGTTGGCGCCGTCATCCAGCCGCTGACCGGGCTCGTGAAATCGCTGCGCGATGCGATTGCGGCGGATCAGCTCACCCGCATCGAAAGCTTGATTCGCGCGGACACGTTCACGGACTTCCTCTCGATGTCGGAACACTTACTCGAAGAGGGTTACAAGGACGCGGCGGCCGTGATCGCTGGGACCGTGGTTGAGCAGCACTTGCGCGCGCTCTGCAATTTGCGCTCGATCCCGACGAAACAGCCGGACGGCGTAAAGTGGAAAAAGGCTGAGCTTCTAAATCAGGACCTCGCGAAGGACGGCGCCATCACCACCCTGGAGCAGAAACAGATCACATCCTGGCTCGGGCTCAGGAACGCAGCGGCCCATGGTGAGTACGAGAAGTACGAGGCTCCGAATGTGCGGCTGATGATCGACGCGATCACGTTCTTCATGGCGCAGCATCCGGCCTAGCACGCTACGGCCAAGATTCTTTGCGATCCGGGGCTTGCGGGCCCTTCCGCGCGCGCCTCCCGCCCCCATTTGGCGATTAGGAGGACGCGATGGCCGATAACGATAACAAGAGCGCAGACAGTGTCGGGCGCACCATGAAGTTGATCTTGGGCACCGTCCTGGTCGCTTCGTTGGTGCTCGTCCTGGTCCTGCGCGAGGGCAACAAAGGGATCTACAAGAACATCGAATCGAAGATGGCAGATCTCTGGGACCAGTGGGGGCGTTAGGCGCCCCAGACTCTTAGGTGGACGACGGCCCGCCCGTCTCCATCCTTCCGGGTAGGAGCCGCCCAGCACGCTGGGTCGGTTCCATCGACGGGCCGCCGTCGTCTCAGAGATCCGGAATCACCGGCTCCGCGTAACACCGGCAGTTCCAGATGCCGCCGGGCAGGGCGTGGTGACCGGGATCGCATTCCGGCGGTTCGTCCCATCGGAACGTCTGGCCGTTCAGGGTCTTGTGGGTGGCGCGAACGTCGGAATCCCCGGCCGTCCGCCAGATGAAGTGCGTGGAGCCGATGTGCTCGGCCCGAGCCTTGGTCAGCTCGGTCGCTGTGCGCGAGACCTCGGTGCGAGCGATCAGCATCGCCCTGCTCTCGGTGACCTCGCCGGTCCTCTGAATCTCGGCCGCGATGTCGGCGGCGCGGCGGCCCTCGCTGATCCCGGCGATCGTCAGATCGTGGACCCGCTGGCCGGCCTCGGTCGGCAACGAGGTGATCAGGGTCACCTGCTCGGCCATCCGGGCGCGCATCACGGCGCCGGTCGGGGCCTGAGCGATCTCCCGCTTCAGGCCCGTGCCCATCATCTGGGCGACCCGAAACCAGGCCCTTTCGTCCCGGGCCGCGACCTCGGTGACCATCCGCTTGGCCACGGCTTCAGCCCATGGGGCGAGTGTGGAGGCGTAGCGGTCCAGGAGCGCCTGCACGCGCTGGGCAGCCGGCAGATCCTGGACGTCGAAGCCGCGGACGATGTCGCCGACGTGGCGGGCGATCTTCCGCAGCTGGGTTACGTAGGTGCGCTCGACCTTTTGGGCCCGGATGAACGCGGACCGGGCCCCGATGGGCCGGGCCTCGTCCGTGGTCAGGCTACGCGGCCGGAGACAGGCCGGGCAGGCGTGAGCCGGCGATAGGCGGTACGGGCGCGGCGGGGCTGGCTGGGGCGTCGGCATCGATCTCGTCGGGCCCCGGCGGGTTCAGATCGCTCTGCTCGGGCGCGGGCGGCTCGGCTTCGGCCTCCGCGATGTCGGCGTCGGTGACGTTCGTGAAGATGCCGGTCTCCTCGGACTGGCCCTTCAGTTCCTTCAGCGCGACCGCGTGGGTGATCGTGCCCTGTGCTTCGGCCGCGAGGATCGTGTCGGCGTTGGTCTTGGCGATCGTCGCCCGCTCGGACGCCGACAGCTGCCACAGCGGCTCGAAGGCGATGGCGTAGCCGTCCGGCGGCTCGACGCCCAGCTCAGACCGGCAGAGCAGCTCGTAGACCCGCTTCACGCCGGGGCGCAGGCGGGCGTTCTGTTGCGCGTTGATCCCGTCGTAGTGGGTCCGAAGATCCGCCTCGCCCGTGGAGAAGCCGGCCGGCGACTGGCCGAACATGCGAACCAGCGGGATGTCGGCCGCGCCGGAGATCTGTTCCTCGAAGCGCGCCAGGACGTCAGACAGACCGCCGAACGAGTAGGTCAGCGCCGTCATCTCGTCCTTCGAGTCCATGAGGGTGAGACCCTCTGTGGACTGGTAGGCGCGGATGGCATCCAGCTGGGCCATCAGGCCCTTCTGCGCCGCTTCGGGGCCACCCAGGATCTGGCGCAGGCCCTCGACCTTGTATGTGCGGAGGTAGGCTTTGTAGACCAGCTGGGCGGCACCGGACGTGGTGCTGTCGAAGGCGAGGAGGCGATCGTACATCCGCTCGACGACGCTGAGGCCCCAGCCTTGCTGAGTCTGCGCCTGCCAGAACGGGAGCTTGATCCCTTCGAGGCGGATGACGCGGGTGTAGTGGACCCGCTCTCCCTGGAAGGCCGGGGCGGAGGCGGTCACATCGTAGAAGACGGGTTTACCGAGATCGGGCCCGAGGTTGCGCACCGTCTCGGTGAACGAGGGCTGGATCATCCAGCGGTCCAGGGGTAGCAGACCGCGGAACTGGCCGCGACCCACCGTGCTGACGTTCAGCGGCGTCGCCGGGTCCTGGCCATCGATCAGGATGACGAGGATCGCGCCGCCGTAGAGCCGGCTCCATTTGATGCCGTCCGCGAGGCTATCCCAGACGCCCCAGTTGCGGGCGCCGTCGTGGATCGCTGCAATATCGGCCGGATCGAGGGTCGAGGTGATCTTCACCCCGGCCCGGGTCATGTCCTCGGCGACGACATCGACGACTTTGCCGACGATCCACGAGCCCCGATACATCCAGTCCAACAACATGCGGTTGTTGGTGACCGGGTTGTAGCCGTAGGTGCCGGCTGACTGGAGGTTCTGCGCGCCGACGCCCAGGCGGGCCACGACGTTCTGGTAGGTATCGACCGTATAGGTCGAAGGCTGAGAGCCGGCAGGCACGCGAATCCGGGCCCGCGCGGGCGCGGATGTGTTGGCCATGGTTAGCCCGCGAGCCTCGAATACAGCTCGATCAGCGAGACCTGCTCGACGATCAGCTCGGTGAGGCCCCAGACAGCCGCGTCAGCCCGGTCGGGCGAACGGCCGCCCTGATAGCCGGCGGTGGAGAAATTCAGGTACTGCTCTTCGATCTCAGTGAAGGCCCCGACATGGGTGATCTTCCCCTGCTCGTAGAGCGCGGCCACGGGCTCGGCCCGGACCTTCTTCCCGCGACTGGCGGTGACCAGCTTCACGGGGGCATACTGTGATGCCGTGCGGATCGTGCTCTCGACCATCGCGCCGCCGAAGTTGCGCTCGGCCACGATGGTATCAGCGCGCCAACTTTCGAAGGCGCTGACCGCGACGCGAGCCCAACCTTCCGGCGAGTACCGGCCCGACAGGTCTTCGAGGATGTAACCCTGGCCGTTAAAGTCGACCGCGCAGACCACGAGACCGATCTCGTCGGACCGCTGGTCCTCGACACCGGCACACCCCGAAGGGTCGATCGCCACGACGATCCGCTGCATGCGCTCGATCAGCGCCTGCCTCTCGGCCTCGCTGCCCCAACGCCGTTCGCGCTTCCGATCGATCAGATCGAGGGTCCACAGGGCGTTGTCGACCGAGGCCAGGAACTCACCGTGAAGGAATCGCTTGCGATCCTTCTCGGGCAGGGATTGCAGCTGTGTGAGGTAGGTGTCCGGCAGGTTGGCGAGATTGTCCGCCGGGTTCATCTGGATCGAAGCGTAAGCCTCCGGATCCGCAAGCTCTTCGCCACCGTTCGGCTCGACCTTCTGGTACCAGAGCCGATACGTCCAATGGCTCACCGAGGGCGGGTTGCAGTCGACGTATTCCTTAAGGGCGAGGCCGGACGTCTGGGCCAGTCGGGTCACCGCCTTGTTGCGGGCGCCGTAGCTGATCTGGCTCGCCTCGTTGAGGAAGATCGACGAGTGCTCCTGGCCCAGGATCTTGTCGGCGCGTTCCTTGTCGTCGAGGCCGCCGTAGATGATCCGCGAACCATTGGGCAGTTCGTGGAACCAATCCGTTTTGTCCAGGTGTAGATCGAGGCCCGGATAGCAGAGCCGCGCCACCTTGGGCATCGTGTCGAAGATGATCGAGAACTTCAGGTGATTGAAGTGCTGGCGCAGGACCGCGTGGGTCGATCCCTTAGCCTTGAGCGCCCGGATGAGCAGGGCACGGCAAATCAGGAACGTCTTGCCAGACCGCGACCCACCGCGCAGCAGGATGTGCCGGGCGGGGCTGGCCAGGATGGCGTTGGCCTCGGTCTGCTTCTCGGTGAGCTTGAAGGTCGGCTGGGTCACCGGGATTCAGAACCGTGTCTGGACATCCCGATCAGGCCTGTTACATCTCGTAACACCCAATACGTAATGGGACGCCATGAGCTTCGTTTCCTACGTCCGCGTCTCGACGGGCAAGCAGGGCATCCGAGGCCTCGGAATCGAGGCTCAGCGCGAGGCCGTGGCGGACTACGCCAAGAACAAGGGCGCGGTGGTCGCCGAATTCGCCGAGGTGGAGAGCGGGAGAAATAGTAGTCGCCCGCAACTGCGCGCCGCTCTTGCGCATGCAAAGGCAACGCAGTCTGTCTTATTGATCGCGAAACTTGATCGATTGGCTCGTAAGGTCTCGTTTATCGCCAACCTTATGGAAAGCGGCGTCAAGTTCGTGGCCGTGGACCGCCCGGACGCCAAGCCGTTCGAGCTACACATCTACGCGGCCCTGGCCGAGGAGGAAGCTCGGATGATCTCGGAGCGCACGAGAGCGGCCCTGGCGGCCAAACGGACCCGCTTGGCATCTGAGGGCAAGCGGCTCGGCAATCCCCGTCCCGCGGCTTCCCTGGCGAAAGGGATGGCCACGCGGATGGCCAAGGCCGATGCGGGCAAGGCTCAGATCCGAAAAACGATTGCGGCCGTCCAGGCCGGCGGTGTCACGACGCTGCGCGGCATCGCCGCCGAACTGAACGGTCGAGGCGTGCTGTCAGCCCGCGGTGGTCAATGGTCCGCGACCCAAGTGAGCCGGGTGCTGGCTGGCTAAAGGTTGGCGTCGTCGCCGTTGATGACGATTTTGATCGGGCCATCGCCTTCGCCGGTTACCTGCATTGGCAGGACCTTGCCGAGCAGTGTCATGAAACCGGCGGGGTTCTCGGTGGCCTGGATGGTCAAGTAGCCGACCAACCCGGCTTCGCCCCCAGCGGCCTCGGCAGCTTGGAGGATGGCGTCCTTGAGGAGGCCGGTGACTTTGTTGGGCGTGCCCTTCTGACGACCACCGCGACGCTCGCCGGGCTTTGATCCGCGCATACCGCTACCCTCGACTACTTCAGCAGAAGCGCGCGCACGTCGGCGATGAATCGATCGGCGAGAAGATCGCCCTGAGGGTGTCCGGGAATCGTCGCTCCAGCCCATGCATCAGCACGGCGAAGCCAGTCCTTGAGCCAATGGCGCGCCTCAGCGCCCTTTCGCTGGGCGGCACGAAGAGCGCGAGCGGCGGCACGTCTCTGAGCTTCGGCGTGGCTCAGACGGCAACCCTCACCGCCCGCAGTCGCGTTCAGCAAGCCGGGAGTGAGTGCGATGAGTTCGATCTCGTGGTCGTAGGCGTCAGACTCGCACTCGTAGCGCTCGATGATGTCGACACCGACCGAGAAGCCTTCAGCGAGAATTGCCGCGATGCGCGCCCGCTTCTGCGGGTTACAGCCACGCCGGCCGCAGCGGACCTCAGCTTCGTGTTGCCACGCCCGATTGCCGGTGCCCTTGCCGACGTAGAACGGCAGGCGATCCCTCGGGTCGATAAGCTGGTAGACGTAGAACCGCACGGGCGGTCAGTCCGCCGTGCGCTCGTCCACGGCCGGGTGCTCAGCCGCATCGTCCTCGACGATCGGGTGGCCGGCCTCAGCCTGCAAGAGCGGCTCGGGAGCCTCGCCAGGGGCCGCCGTCGACATCGCGCCATCCGGCATGTTGACCGCGGGGCCAACGCCACCGGCCAGCCGGCCAGTCGGGTCGGAGGTCGCGGTCTCTGAGACGTTGTGCGGGGCTTCGGGATGCAGCGGGGAATCGACCGCGCCGGTACCGGGCTTCAGTTCATCGGCCATGGGTGATCTCCGGATCAGTGATCGGCGTCAGCGTGATCGCCCGTCACCTCATCAGAGGCCGGGGCATCGCTGGATGAGGCGGGGGCAGCCGCGGCAGCCTCGGCAGAGGTGCTGGGCGCGGCGGGGACCGGATCGGCGGGGGCGACGTCAGGCGTCACATCAGCAACCGGGGTATCGACCGGCTTGGCGGTGCCCGAGCCATCGGCGACGGCGCCAGCCAGCTGCACCACCGCATCGGTGTGCGGGACAAGCTGATCGAGCATGGCGTTCACGGTGTCGGTGGCCTGTTTGAAGGCGGCATCATCCTGCGCGGCCTGAGCGGCCACCGCGGCGGCGTTCTGCGCCTTGATGTCCGAAATGGCCGGGGCGAGCTTCGCGGACAGATCGGTGAGCGCCTTCATCAAGGCGTCGGAAGCGGCGGACATGCGGGACTCCTGGCGGTGCAGGTGGATGTAGATTTCGTGGATTTGGTCGGTGAAGCGGTCGTGCCGGCGATGGAGCGCAGTGCGCAGCTCCTTCAGCTCGGCGCGCAGCTCGGCGACGAGGTGATCGAACATGGCTCAGCGGCCACGCAGGCCGGCAGCCGCACGGGCCCGCCACAAGGGCACAGTCTGCGCGGCTGGAGATTCGGATTGATGCAGCACCGCCCAGCGATCGGCCTGGGCCAAGCGGGCGAGGTGCTGACGATCAGTCTGCGCGGTCGGCTGCAGAGCCGGGCGCGGGGTCATCGGGATCGGGCGGGCCATCACATTCGGCCGGTGATCAGGAGGATGATCAACACCAGGACGAGCACGCCGCCCAGACCGAAGCCGTAGCCGCTGCCATACCCGCCGAAGTTCGGTCCGCCATACACGCCACCGCCAAGAGCGAGGACGATGAGGACGACCAGAAGGATCGTAACGAGGCTCATCGCGGGGCTCCGACGAAGAGATCCAGGCCGGCGACGAGCCACGCGAGGGTGAAGTGGGCGGGCAGCCAGAGCCAGACGATCCCGGCCTCGGTGCGGTCCATCAGTCGGGTCTCACGCGATCGGCCGCATCGAGGACCTGTCCGGTCCAGGGCGGTGGGGTGAAATCGAGAGCCGGGCGGATCCAAGCCTGATCGATCTCGGTCGGGTTCAGGTCGTCGAAGTCGTCGGGCAGCACCACGTCGAGGGGTGCACTCCGGGGGTGCCGCGGTCGAAAAGCGCTCAGCGCAGGCTCCGACGCGGGCACCGTTTAGTGGCGTCCAGAATACGACTCGGTTCCGTCCTCGTCGGCGGCCTTGAAGCCTGCGATGCCGTGGAGGACGTAATTTTCGATGATCGCGGCAGCCATCACCACCTGGGTGAACCCTTCGAGGTCGTCGCACAGCACGGTGCTCGTCGCGGTCTCGATGGCGAAGCGGCGCAGGTCTTGGCGATCGGCTTCGTCTGACATCGCGAGGGCCTCAATAAGGACTGGGTGCGGCGGCCGGATTCGAACCGGCGACCTTCAGGTTATGAGCCTGACGAGCTGACCGAGCTGCTCCACGCCGCAGACAAGGGCCCACAACAAAATGCCCCGGCACGCGGTCAGGCGGCCGAGGCAAGTTGAGAAGGCGAACCTAAACCAGGGAGAGAGACCGAAAAGGCGAAGCTGAAAAGGTCTCAGAAATTTGGGCGCAATAAGCCCGTCGCCTCGCTGGGGTCCTTTGAAAGACCCGGACGAAGCTTCGCCTCGGTTATGGCGCATTCGCTCCGCGGAGCGGTAGTCCAAGGGAGAACCGAGCCAATGGCACCGAGCTGGTGGTCTCGATGCCGAGAACGGTGAATACGCGATCGGATCCCGCCGTGTCAAACTTTTTCGAGCTGGTCCGCGTCGAATTCTGCGTTGGTCGTCCGGCCGAAGATATCGATGCCGACTTTCACGCGTGATTCCTCTGAATCCGTAGCCTCGACGGCACCGGAATAACCCTCGAACGGGCCATCCACGACGCGGACGAGGTCGCCGACATCGAACAAGAGCTTGCGGGCGCGATTCACATCACCGCCCCATCCTGTGACGGAATCCGCGAAGTTCTGCAGCTCCCGGGCGTCGATCACCATCGGGCCACCGCCGGGCATCTGCACCACGCCGGATCGCCCGAACCCCGTGAGATCGTCCCGAATGCCGGGATGGCTCTCCACGTGGCGCAGCTCCTGCCAGTCGGTCACCCCGACGAAGAGCATCCGGCGCAGGATCGGGATCAGGGCGAGGCGCTGCTTGCCGATATCGCTGACCAGCCGGATGGCCTCGCGGGCCTCGAACACCGGCGTACCGCTCTCGCGGATCTGCTCGGCCGCGCGGCTCGCCCACCGGGGCAGGGTGCGGACCACGTACCACGTCCGCGACAGGTCCACGACGAACCGGTCCTGCTCCTCGCGAGCCCCGGCGTAGGCGCCCGAGCGGACGGAGTTCATGTGCACGGCGACGGTCTGCCGGATCGCACGGTGGCGACGGCGCTCGCGCTCCCGCTCACGGCGCAGGGAACGGCGTTGCTTGTTGGTCATCCTCGGCGGCCTCTCAGGGTCGCCGCGGTCACGATCGGGAATGCGCCGGATCCCTATACCGGACCGACCGAATCCGGGTCCAGACCTTTGTGGGAAACCGTCCCGCCTTGGGTGCACGTGGACGCGGTCAGCGGGTTGTCGGGGGTTTTTACCTTTTTACGGTGGTATGCTTAGTGGAAGAGTCCAGGAGGGCCTGGAGAGGGTCAAATTGGGAAGGGAGGTAGGGGAGGGGGCAATAAGGTAATAACCTAAAAAAATCTTTTTTCTCTATATATATCAATCTCTTCGCTCCCGAGGTTTCTGCCTTTTCGAGCCCCGCCAAAACCGGGTAACTACCCCCCCGATCGAGCGACCCGCACCGGAACCGGCTCTGGGGTACTAACCTCCGGCCCCGCAGAAACCCTCGGGCCCGTTTTGGCCCTTCGACCCACCCGAGACGCCCTTCAACACCATGGCCCAGCCTTCGCCCGACCGCGACGCGGTGAACCGTCTGACGCGCCTTCTGGACGGATTCGCGCGCGGCCTCGGACTCGACAGCGCCGAGGTCCGGGCCATCGTGGAGGCGGTGATCACGGACATGCCGGACCGGCCCGACGAGGATCGGCAGATGGAGGCGCGCAAAAGGATGCTGAAGGCTGCCGCGTAGACAATCAGCGCCTCTTGCAGTCGTATCCCGCGCCCCCAGATCAACTCAGGAGTCAGCACCCCACACGGAGCGTCCCATGACCATCGCGGAAGCCCTCCGACAGCCCAAGGGCCACATCGTCCGCCGCGTCATCGGCGCGCCCGATCTCAGTATCCTGGGCGAGGCCAACTACCATTGCACGCACCAGAATGGCTCGGTGCTCACGCTCCAGCGGATGGGCGAGGTCCGCCTTCTCCGGCCGCCGGGCGCCCGCGACCTTTAAGGCGAGCACGGGCGCACTCTGATGGTGGGCCCCGTCCACTAGTTGATGCCGATCATACGAGGAGCCTTGCTGTGAGAGAGACCGACGCCGAATTCCTCCGCCGGCTCAAGCAACTCGACGATGGCCCACGCTACTGGGTACGTGGAACCGGCAGAGCAGACGCCCGGCGATACGAAGAGATCGACCGTGAACGGCGGCATCGCCGTTATGCGGCGATCCTGCGGGGCGAGAAGCCGTAGCTGTTCCCGTTACGACGAACGCAGCCACACAATGATCTCTGCCGTGCTACGCGAGGCGAACAATTCACTCCGCGCAGCACGGGGCTCGCTCACGCCTCCATGATGCGGGCGCGGGAGCGCTTCGTATCGGAGCCGCCTTCGTCTACGTACCAGATCGAAACGACGATGATCAGATCCGCGTGCATGGGATCACCCACAGCGGTAACGCTCGTCTCGGTCCTGACGATCTCGTAGCCGATGTTGGCATCGGCACCGAGCCATTCATTGATGCTGCGATCGAGATTGTCGGCCGCGGTGGCGCCGACGCTGCGGAAAATCTTGACCCGTTCCTTTGGCATGTGACCTCCCGTGTGAGAGGGGGGATTCGGCACGCGGCAAGGGCAGGGGTCAAGACGGAACTATGCCGCTGGAACTATCGCCACCGCATCTTCTCGGCGAGCCGCTGCCGGTCATCCGCCGGCATCAACGCGAATCCGCCGCCGGTCGGACAGGCCGCGCACGGGACGCCGTTCAGGGCGGCCCAGTCGGCGATCGTCCCCGGAGGCAGGACGGGCTCACGGTGGGCGAGGTGGGTCGTCTCGAACACCACCTGCTCGCCGAAGGTGAAGCGCGCAACCTTCACCAGGACATCGCCATCGTCGCACGTCACCGCAACGAGCGTGTCCGCCGGGTGCTCGTAAACCCAAGCCTCGAACGGTCCGGACGGGCCATCGAGATAGTCCTGCACGGTCATTGTGCGCCTCCGCTTTCGTGTGCGAGCCGGGCGGCCGTCAGGCGCGCGCGTATTAAAGCCCTAACCCTAGGAATTGCCCCTGAAATAATTCCTCTATAAATCTAACTGACAACTGACAACTGCACAGATATTATATATTAAACAGCGACTTAGCACTGTCAGGAAGGCGCTGCCGACCGGGCCGGTCGTCCCTGACAGTGGTGACCCCGAAAACGGCCGTCAGATGCCAACCGGCCAGTCGACAGGGCCGCTCCTGACACCCGTCCATCACAGGATCTGGTAGAAAACCGAGGGCGTGCCCCCGCGCTCCGGCACGACCTTGTCGACGCGGATGTGCTCGGCCTCAGCCAGGGCCTTCACCACGTCGACGAGGTCCCGGTTCTTCACCCGGTGGTTCAGGCGGCGCAGCAGGTCCCGGTGCTTCATTCGGCCCCCAGCCTCGCGGATCGCGCGGCGCACGATGTTGGCGATCGACTGGTTCTCAGTGTCGGCGATGTGCTCGGTGCCGCCGCGCTGCAGATTCCGGGCGCACCACATCGCGAAGCCCCGGCCCCACCCAAAGGCTTCCAGCGTCACGGTCGGGCGGATTGGGTTCTGGCCCACCGCCAGGATCGAGGCGAGGCGGATCGCGGTCTCGGCCGTGCGGGCGTAGAACGCCTGCGCCAGGGCGTCCCCGTCACACAGGGCGTTGATCTCCTCAACCAGATCGGCGAATGCCGCCTCGGCTCCCGAGCCCCACGGCATGCGATACACGGGGGGCATCTGGTCCGGCCTCTGAAGCTGCGAGAACACCAGCGGGCCCCCGCGGTGCAGGATCGCCTTCAGACCGTCGACCAAGGGCTCCGGCATCGCGGTCACGGTCGGCGATCGATCCTTGGGCCGCTTGCGCGTCTCCACGACGAGCAGCCGGTTCAGGACGCCGTTCGAGGTGTCCCCGCCCTCCAGGGCGCCGTAGAACTCCTCGACCGTCGACACGCCAAAGATCGACAGAGCCGGGGCGTGGATCAGCTGCGCGGTGCGCCCGGCCCATTCCGGCGTCGGCATCGGCTTGAACGAGGCGCCCCAGGCCGTGCGGAGCATGCCCGAGATCGCACCCTCGAAGCCCGACGCCTTGCGCGAGTTGATCCGCTTCAGGAACGAGCCGAACTCGTCGAACGGGCAGACGCTGAGCGGCGCCCGCCCCATGAAGTTGATCACCGCAGGCATCGAGATGAACTGGCCCGGCCCGATCAGGTGCTGCGCGCCGACTGTGGTCAGCGCCGTCATGGTCTGCTGCAGGGGGTGGTCCTTGCCCGCGCCAGTCGGGGCGAGACCGACCACGTAGAGGTGCGTGCCCGAGCCGGTCGGACCCGCGATGTGGCGCCCGGCCAGGGTACCGATTACCGTAAGAGCCGCGCCGATCGAGAGCGCGCGCTGGGGCCGCCGGGCCGTGTCGCAGATCCAGTCGGTGAGTTCCCCGAGCAGCCCCGGCGGGTTGGCCAGTTCGGGCGGCAACTCGCCGGCCGTGGCGTCCGAGGGCGGCAGGATCTCGCCGGTCTCGGCATCCGCCACGGCACCGCCCTCCGTCTCGACGACCGTGCGCGCGCCGAGAATCCGCGCCGCGATCTCGGCGCCGATCGCGCCCCCGTCGTCCCAGCCCAGGTCCTCGGCGTCGCGGCCCATCTGCTGGCACAGCCATCGGGCGGCCGAGAGCGGATCGGTCTCAAAGCCGAACGCGATCACAAGATCGATCGGGGTCCGGGCACCCTCCCGAGCGTCACCCATGTCGCCCACGCCCCAGTCGCGGATCCCGTTCGGGGCGATCGACAGGTCCTCCTCCAGATCGCGCCCGAGGGACCGCGACGAGACCCGATACGCGCCGGTGCCCGGCTGAAACCGCGCGGCCGATCCGAAGATGGCCGGGACCCATTCGCTCAGGGCCGCGAGGGCGGCGGAATTGACGGCCCGGAAGAACGGCGAGCCCTCGCCCGCGGGCGCGCGCGACGACGGAGACCCGGGGTTCTTTCCCGCAATAGTTGCGGCAAGCGGTTTCGCGGCGGCGACCTCGGCATCGTGCTGCGCGACCTCGGCCTGCAGGACCGCGAGGGTCTGCGGTGCGGGGCCGATGCGATCGGGCGCGCCCGCGAGGTGCCATCCGGTGATCGTCAAGTATCGGCCGCGCCCGTAGATCTCGACGCCGACACCGTCGCGCTTCAGCGCCTTGTCGATCTTGCCCAGGGCCAGGATGCGCAGGCCGGTCTCGGACGGGGTGACCTCACAGTAGCTCTCGCCCAGGTCCACGATCTGCTGCGCCAGCGGAGACAGGTCGCCGGTGTTCGGATCACGACAACCATCGAGGTCGATCCCCGTGAGGTCGTCGTCCTCGGACAGGCAGAAGCCGATCCCGTTGAACGGACCGCCATCCGTGTGCCCGCGCTGCGCGCGTGCCACCGCCTCCGCGTAGGTCCCCCAATGCGCGGGATTGGACGCGGACGCCTTGAACCCGGTCCGCGGCTGGTACGGCACCTTGGTCGGCTTCGGACCGCCGCGATCCTCGTAGCGCCAGCACACCCACTGCCGCATCGTCTTGATCTGGGCGATGGCCGGAAAGTCGGGCAGATCCGCGTAGCCGCTGCGCGGCAGGATCTTGGCGGGGTCGAACGTGAATCCGAAGCTGGCCATCACCGACCTCCCATGGTCGGGCGCGCCATCCGGATCTGATCCTGGATCGCGTAACCGAACGCCTGGACGAGGCGGCGGCAGAATTCCTGCCATTCCTCGGGGTGGAGCGCGGCGAGATCGGTCCGGCCAAGCCGGTCAAGGTACGCACCCGCCGCGTTGCCGGCGAGCACGAGGGCGGCCTGCTCATAAGTGTCGAAGTTCGCAGGATCCATCTTGTAAGCCTTCAATCCGAGACCCTCGTCCGCGCAGATCTGGCAGGTCCAGCCGATGCGGCGGTCCTTGCCGACCCCGAGCCCACAGGCGCGGCGGCGACAGACGAAGCACGATTCACTGTTGTTGAGGTGCTTCATGCGGCCTCCGCATGTCGGATGGCGTGGGAGGACGAGTCACCATCCGCGGCGAACCGGTAGTCGACGACATCGAAGTACTGGTTGCGCTTGCGCAGCTGGATCTGATGCGGCCAAACGAGATCGGTGTCGGCGCGCTCCAGGGCCTCGGTCACCGACGCAGGCGGGTCATCGCCCCCACCCATCCGGCGCCACCACCGCACGGCTTGCCCGAGCATGGGGCCACTGCGTTCGAGGTGGACCCAATGTCGGTGCACGGCGATCCCGCACCGAAACTCGACGCGCAGCGAATCCGGCTTCCCTGGCTTCCGAGACCGGTGCCGGTGGTAGCTCACCTCGGTCACGTCCAGCCACTTCGGCTCAGGCACAGGGGCCGCGCCGCCGGAGATGATGTCGTGGACCGTGTCGGCCTTGGCGCCGTGCTTTACCTCGACGATCCATTCGTGCCCGCACCGATCGCAGCTCTCGGCCGCCAGGGCGACGAGCGTCTGGCAGGTCGGACAGGTCTTCGCCCGGACCTGATCGGATTCGGCGGCACCGCGCGCGCCGCGCAGGCCCGGCTTTCGGGACGGGATCACCAGGGCATCGACCGGCCCGTGACGGCGCACGTTGCCGGCGTAGTCGAGTACGAGGCAGTCGGTCTTACCCGCAGCCGTGCGGGTGCCACGTCCGACGATCTGCGTGTAGAGCCCGGGGCTCAGGGTCGGCCGGAGCATGCCGATCAGATCGACGCCGCGGGCGTTGAAGCCCGTGGTCAGCACCGAGCAGTTCGTCAGGCACCGCAGGCGCCCTTCACGGAAGTCCGCGACGATCCGATCCCGCTCCCCGACCGGCGTCTCGCCCGTGACCATCTCGCACGGGATCCCGTACCGCCGGACCGCGTCGCGCAGGTTCCGGGCGTGCCGGACGCCGGAGCCGAACAGCAGCCAGGACCGGCGATCCGCGCCGAGCCGGACCAATTCGGCCACCGCGGACTCGGTCACGTCATCACGGTCAACCGCGGCCTCCAGGCTGCCAGCGGCGAACTCGCCGCCGCGCCGATCGACACCGGTGACGTCGAGCACGGTCTGGGTGGCTCGACTGACGAGGGGCGCAAGGTGCCCGTCCGCAATGCCGCGGCCGATCCCGTACGCGTAGACGATGCGCGAGAAGAGCCGACCGTCGCCCTCGTCGAGCCGTCCGCTGTCGAGCCGATACGGCGTCGCCGTGAACCCGACGACGCGAATATCCGCCATGGCCCCGAGGTCATCGAGCAGCGCCCGGTACATGCCCTCGCCCGAGCGCGGCACGAGGTGCGCCTCGTCGATGATCACGAGATCGCGCCGCCCGAGCTGCTGCGCCTGCCGGTAAACCGACTGGATCGAGGCGAACACGATCTGGTTGTGCCAGTCCCGACGCCCGAGCCCCGCCGCGTTGATGCCGATCGGGGCGGCCGGCCACATTCCGAGCAGCTCCTTGGCGTTTTGCTCGACCAGTTCCTTCACGTGGGTCAGCACGAGCACGCGCAGGTTCAGATCGGCCCAGGCCGTGAGTACCTCGCGGATCAGCGCCGCGATCATCACCGATTTGCCGGTACCGGTGGCCGCCTCGATAAGGGGATGCAGGGGCGTTGTGCCCTCATTGCTCCAACTCGCCAGGACCGTATCGACGGCCTCGCGCTGATAATCGCGGAGCGTCAGCATGCGGCGCCCCCGTCGATCCAGACGGTGCCGTCCGTCATCGCGTAGGTGACCGTCTCCGCCTCGGGGTCGGCGTCGATCTGCTCGCCCGGCACGAAGCCCGGGAGGTAGCGGTGGCTCGGGCAACCGGCCTGCTGGTCGTCGTAGCCGCGCACCTGAGCGTGGCGGGTGCAGGTCCACCGAGCGCCGTCGTTGACCGCGCTGTGCAGGCACGTCCGGCAATTGCGTCGCGCCGGCGCGCCCTCGTGGCAGATCGCCCGCGCCGGGCACCACCGGCACTCGCTCGCACCCTTGCTGTCCGGGTTCTCGTGAAGACGGGCCGGCGGCGCGTCGAGGTCCACGATCCGCTCGATCCGGGCGATGATCCCGACGCAGTACGCCGGGTCGTAAGCCACGCGCTCGACGTGAAGCGAATCGTCGTTTTTGTTCGCGACCATGTAGAGGCCGTGACGCAGGCCGAGCGCGTGCAGGTAGAGCTGGGTCTGAGCGAAGTGCTCGGGCTTGGTGTCCCGGATCTTGCCCTTGGTGATCGCCTTGAACGACTTGTCGTTGGCCGACTTGCATTCGACCGCGTGCGTCTCGTTCGGCGCCTCGGGCAGGCCGATAGCGATGGCGTCGAGTTTGCCGCGCAGCTGCCCGTGAGCCAGTTCGACGCGGTACTGCTTGCCAGTGGCCGGATCGACGCGCTCGACGCGGACGCCGATCATCTCCAGCCAGTCGAGCAGCCGGGCCTCGTAGATCTCGCCGGTCTGAAAGATCCGCTGCCGGCGGCCCTCAGCGGGCTCAGGCTGGGCGCCCCAGCGGAACGCGTACCACAGCGCACGGTCACAAGGGTTGATCACCTGCGAGATCGAGACACCCAGGCTGTCGCCCGTGCGGGCGGCGCGGACGAACGCGGCATCGATCGCGGTGATGGTCGAGGGAAGCGGCTGAGGGATCGCCACCATCAGGGGGCGCCCTTGTCAGGCAAAGCGGTATCGTCCATCGGACGCGGACCTCGCGCGATGTGAATCGTGATCGGGGTGGATGGGCGGCCGGTGAGTTCTTGGCGGAAGGAGCCGGCCGCCCGGCTAGATCAGAACGGGATCTGGTCCTCGTTCTCGACCGCACGGGGCTGGGCGCCGCCGGAGTTGCCCCACGGACGCGCAGGACGCGGCGAAGCGGTGGTCGCCGCGGGCGACGGCACCGCGGTCGGACGGGACGCCTGAGGACGCGAGGCCGGGGTCGAGATCGTCGTCGCGGTGGTCGTGCCCGGGGGCTTGTAGTTGCGCAGATCGTTGCCCGGGCCGTAGCCGCGGTCCGGCGTGACGATCACATCAGCCTTGAACGGCTTGAAGTGCAGGTCGTCCGAGTCCTGGATCGGTCCGGTGCCGGTGACGTCGCAGATCTTCTTCAGGTCGCGGTGCGCGATCTCCTGGGCCTGCGCGTTGTCGTTGCGGATGTTCAGTCGCAGCCAGACACGGCGCCCGGTCATCGGGCCCGAGGTGACCTCACAGACAAGGACCAGCATGTCGCCGCCGGACTTGGTCTGCTTGATCTCGCTGTCGACGATGTGCAGGTCGTAGGTACCGGCCGGCAAAGGTTCGAAGCCGCCGCTGTCCGACTGGACCGCCGCGGGGTCAAAAGTCGTACCGAGATGAGCCATCTGTTGTCGTCCTTCTGATTACGCCGCGTTCGACGCGGTCTCCGGGGTGGTCGGGAAGTACGGGGCGAGGGCCGCGTAGCCCTTGCCGCGCTCGTAAAGGATGCGCTCGGGCATCCCGTACCGGTTGCCGGCCGCGTAGGCCGGGCGGCTGGTCAAGTGCATCCACACCGACCGGCCACCATCGGCGCGGGCGCGCTGCTTGTTGAATCCGACGTCCTCGGTCTTGATCACGACGTCGGGCTTCAACAGCAGGATGACGTCGGACTCGCGCTTCAGCAGGTCCCGCGCCTTTTCGTGCAAGTCGATGTCGTACCGAGAGTACGAGCTAGTCTCCGGGTCCTCGAAGCGCTCGATCTTGCTGTGCGCGATCAGCACGATGCCCAAGCCGCGGTCGCGGCGCAGGGCGTTCAACCCGTCGAGAACTTCCTGCCAAACGGCCAGGGCGTAGGCGTAACCTTTGCCGTATCCGAAGTCTTCGATCCGAGCTTTCTTGACGCCCTTCTCGTCACCGCGCTGGCCCGTCTCAGCCCAGATCAGCGGCTGCAGGGCGGTAACGGAGTCGACCACGACGGTCTGAAAGTCATGCTCCTTCTCGTAGAGCATGCCGATGATCGCCATGATGTCCTCGAAGGTGTTGAGCTTGCCGGTGCCGGCGACGTCGAGGGCAGCGGTGCCATCCTCGGCCTGGATGAAGACCGGGTTCGGGTACTCGGAGGCCAAGGTCGACTTGCCGGCCTTCTCGGGCCCGTACTCCAGGATCAGCGGCGGCACGGGCCGCTTCTTCTGCTTCAGCCGGTTCCAGATGTCGGACATGGTTCAGCCTCCCCGCTGGTCGATCCGCCGAAGGCGTGCGTTCAAGAGCCGAAGCGCGTGCTCCGTGCGATCGACGTCGGCCGAGATCGCCTCATGCTTGCAGGAAGCGATCGTCGTCTTGCCGGCTCGTTCAGGGCCATAGGTGAAGATAACCGGCAGCTTGGGCCGCTTCGGCTTAAAGATGTTGAAGATTTTCATTACGATTCAGCCTCTTTTACGATTTGCCTCTTCGTATTCTTCGATCTCGCGCAGGTACCAAGAAACAGAATTCCCGACCTTGACGGGCCGCGGGAATCCCTTAGTCGCCATCCAGCGCCCCAAAGTTCGCCGGCTGATGCCTCCGTAGCGGATCAGCAGGCTATCTTCGCGCACCAGATCGTTGGCACCGACGTTGTCGTTCGCATTCATGGTCCCCTTCCTCCTCGTAGGCGACGACCAATAGCTACGGACAACGCCGGGCACTGACAATTCCACTTATTTTCAGTTTTATGTACAATCAGACGATTTTCGACGAATCCGAAAATTATTTGCGACCACGCTTCGACAGCGCAGGGGAGGCCGCGCGGACGACCTCCCCCTTGCCGGCGCATCCCCGCCGCGGCGCGGCATGGGGAACGGGGTCGAGCGGCGGGCTGTCGGTGAGCCGCGCCGCAGGAATTCAGGGAGCGGCCCACCGCGGGCCCGGCGAGGCGCATGGCGGCGTCGGCGTCGATCACGAATTGCCCGTGCGAAGGAGCTTGTCGGCCGCGTAGGCGGCGATTAGCGCGGCATCGGCGCGGCCGTGGTCCTTTTTCCGCGCGAACCGATCGGCGCTGGTCGGGAACAGGCGGATCGCTTCCCGCCGAGCGATGTCCTCGCCGCCGGCTGCCTTGCCCGGAATCTTCCAGTACTTCTTCCAGGACCCGGGCGTGAACCGATGCAACGGCACTCCGGCCAGGGTCAGCACGGTCTCGACCTCGCCGACGCCACGGCCGAAGTTGAAGGCGCTCGACGCCCCCATGGTGCGGCGCTGGCCGCCCGCGCCTATCGAGGGCATCGCGTTGACCGCTTCGATCACCGCAAGCGTCGGGGCCATCTGCTCCAACCGGCGCGACAGGGCGTGCACGTCGACCCGTCCCGCGATCACCGGCAGGTCTTCGACAGTCACACGGTCGGGCTGGCTCGGGAAAAAGTAAGCGACCGCGCCGTGGAGTCCGGGGTCGACCGCAACGATGCAGGGTTCGATCACGCGACGTCCTCCAGCTTGATGTCGTCGAGGGCGATGTCCAGGGCGACACCGAGCGCGCCAGCCCGTTTGCCCTCGGTGGTCCGAGTCAGGGCGGCCCGAAGCTCAGCCGGATCGATGCCGGCCTGGAGGGCGAGGCTTGCCGCGATCCCGAGGTCTCGCGCGGCGATGTCCGCCTGCGTGTCGAGCTTGGCGCCGGCCAGGAAGATCTCAGCGAGGCGCCCGTCCACCCACGACGCGGAGGCTGTGTACTGAAGCCGGTCGCACTCATAATCGAAGTGCAGTGTTCCGCGGCGGCTCGGGACCCGTTGTCTTGACATCAAGCGTTACGCCGCCTCTTGCATCGGTGAGCCGGCGTCGATAATAGATGTTCGCCCGGCGGTCAACGCGGCTTTCACGCAGGAGATCAAAATACGTGAAATCATCGAGTGTGCAGATTCTGCGCGCGCCCAAAGTTCTACAATCCGCGAATTCGTCAAGTCTTGATACGACGCCCTTGACCGCGTCGCGGGCATCGGGGGTGCAGCGCTCTGGGCCGATGGTCGTCCTGGATGCGACCGAGACCGGGGCTGTGATCTACGCGCTGCCCCTGCCGCTGGAGCCTGACGAACTGGAGCACCTCGGCGCGCGCGCCTTGGAAATGGCCGCCGCCGCTCGCGCGCGCATCGCGGCTTGCGAGATCACAGCAGGAGACATGTGATGGGGGGATTGGTCCCGGTCCGTGAATTCACGTCGCCCGAGGAGATGCGGGCCCATTACGCGGCGGTCCGCCAACGGTGCTTCTCGCCGACCGTATCAAGGCGGGCGCCTATGCTGGCTCTTCCGCCGCCCACGCCGAAGCGCATTTGGGCAGCGCCTTCAGTCGTCCCCCGGGAGCGGGTCTCGGTACTGACGTCCGCCCAGATCGCCGGTCAGGCCAAGATCTCGCTGACCGACTGCGCCCGGATCGCTGCTTTGGTCGCTGACATCACGATGAGGGAACTTACCGGTCCGCGGCGCCGAGCGCATCTCACCAAGGCCCGCCAGATCTGTTCGTGGCTGGGCAAGCATTATGCGGGCGCTAGCCTACCGCAGATCGGCAAGCGTCTCGGTGGGCGGGATCATACCACGGCTTTGCACGCCTGCCGGCGGGTGCAGGCCGTCATTGATCGTGGCCTCGTGGTCGCGACTGATGACGCATTCGGGGTGGCCAAAGCACTTTGGTCGGTTCAGTGGCCCGCCGCCACTGCTGCGGCGCCGCGTGTTCGAGTCCAAATTTTGCACCGGACGCCGGCCGGTCGGTTTACCGCGAAGGGCCAGCCGTCGTGCTGATGGATCGCGCGGCGGCGGAACGCGAGATCGCCGCGGTCGACCGGGCCCTGGCCGCAGGCTACCCGATCCGGTCCATTCCGGGGCAGAACACCAACCGCTCGGCGATCCGCGCGGCGTCGGACCAACTCGGCGTCGGGCGCGTGGCCTTCGCGGTCCGCGTCGGCACCCCCGAGGAGCCCGGGTCGCATCACGCTCGCTTCGGCATCGCTCCGGACTGGGGCATTGCGGCGGGGCGGGGTGAACTGGGCACGAAGCCCGTCCTGCCCGGCTGGGAGATGAAGCGGGTCTCGACCAAGCTCAACAAGGATGGCGAGGTAGCCGGCGAGACGATCGTTCAGGCCCCCGCGGCCGGCGGACGATTCGAGGTCCCGCCCGGCCACGTCATGACCAAGCAGACCATCGCGGCGCGGGCGGACGGTCGCATCGAGCGTAGCTGGATCCGCACACAACCGGGCATGTCGCCGGGCGAGATGGTCGGCACCATTCGGGACGCCTTCGAGGGTTTCGAGGCGCGCGCGACGCCGGTGCTGGCGCCTGCGCTCACTGATGCGGACACGGCGACTGTCTACCCGATCGCGGACGCGCACATCGGCTTGCTGACGTGGAAGCGCGAGACCGGGACGAACTGGGACCTCAACATCGCCCAGATGACGATCCGGCAGACCGTGACCCGGCTCGTCGCAGCGGCACCGGCCTCGGAGCAGGCTGTCGTTCTCGGGCTCGGCGATCTGCTCCACGCGGACGGGTACGACAACTGCACGCCGCGATCGAAGAACGTCCTCGACGTGGACGGCCGCTACCCGAAGATCCTCCGGGCCGCGACGCATCTCATCATCGACACAGTGGACGCCGCGTTGAGCAAGCACGAGCGGGTGCTGGTCCGCATCCTGCGCGGCAACCACGATCGGGAGTCCGCCATCGCGGTGGCCCTGGGCCTATCGCTCTATTATGCGAACGACCCGCGCGTCACGGTCGACGACGATCCCGGATATTTCTGGTTTTGGAGCTGGGGCTCGACGCTCCTGGGTGCCACTCACGGCGACGCGGCCAAGATGGCCACGATGCCCTTGGTCATGGCGACGCGTGCGTCCGCAGCCTGGGGGCAGTCGCGGTTCCGGCATATCCTGACCGGCCACATCCACACCAAGACCGCGATCGAGTTGTCGGGCGTGACCGTAGAGAGTCTACAGACGCCGGCCCCGGCCGACGCGTGGCATCACGAGATGGGCTACGGCGCCGGCCGCTCGATGACCGCGATCACCTACCACCGCGAGCATGGCGAGACCGGCCGCGTGAAGGTGAACGTGGTTCCGGCTGAATCGGCGGGGGAGGTCTGAGCATGACCGACCCGATCGTCGAGGCCGTCCGCGCCGATCTGCTCCGACGCTCGCAGGCTGGTCTCGTGAAGTATGGGACGACCCTGGACCGGACCGACCTGGGTCTCCGGGATTGGCTCCAGCACGCCCTGGAGGAAATCCTTGATCACGCGCTCTATCTGAAGCGCGCCATCACTGAGATCGACCGTGGGGCGATGGTACTTCCCGGTGATCGATGCTCAGATTGAGCCGTACCAGCTTGCGGCAAAAATATCGGCGAACCGACGTGTATCCGTCGCTGAAGTGGCTTGCGATTCATGTGGCGCCCGGTATCGCTGCAGGATGTCGAGGCGCCTTATCTCCCGGATCATCGTTCCGACGTTGGCTGCGATCGGCGCATTGTCCATCGTCGTAGTGCTGGCTGTGGTGGCGCGTGGGGTGGCCCAAAACGGTTTCAGGACATACGCTTGTGAATGGCACTTGATCTCTGAGACTACGTGTTATCCAGAAAGCGGCCCAACAATTTATGACGAAATTGCTAGCGAAATTGCCGCAAAAGATCAGTTGGAGAAAGACCTCGCGCCAATACTTGCGGAGCAGGAACGTCTTAAATCTAAGCAGTCCGAATGGGACAAAAATGCTCGTGCGATCGATCTAGACGTCCAGAGAGCCTTCATCGTCGGTTGTGAGCAAGATAAGCTGACGATGATGCGAAATGGTAAGAACACGTCGAGTATCGATTGCCGGAAGGGTAGCGCGTTGCGCTGACTCGCAGCACTCAGGCCGCCGACAGTTCCCCGCCCGATGCCATCCGCGACGGCTCAATCACCTGATTGGTGAGCTAGCAGTGTCCGGCCTTACCGCCGGCATCAGCACCCGCATCCCGATCCTCGACGCTGCTCCGACGTCCCGGCCAGGGTCGAGCAAGCTTACGCCCGGCGCCGGTGGCAATCGGTCGAATGTGAGCAGTTCCTGACCCTGGCCGACGTGGACTTCGTCCATGTACCGTTGTCGATTATGGCAGAGAACCGGGCGGGAAGAACCTCGAACGGACCGTCGCGAACCGAGCGATGCGGAGCATCGTGGTCGGGCACACCCATCGGCGCAAAATGTTCCCGGCCTCGAAGGTCGGTTAGGACCGGCGCATCACGTGCCTCAACCTCGGGACGGCTCTGCCCCAGGGATGCCTCGCTCCTTACGCGCGGCTGTCGGTGACGGGCTGGAGCTACGGCGCCTACCTCTTGTGGATGCAGGGCGGCGCGATCGTGTCGGAGGAATTCTTCGATATGGCCGAACTGGAAACTGCTTTCGGGGATTAAATGCCATTGCTAACCGTAGCGGCGTTTCATCCTTTATGGATACGCAGCGCCTGAGCGAACCTTGCCAGAATTTATATTGACCAGCGGTTGCGACTCACCAATACTGCACATCCTAACAGTATCGGAGGAGGAAAGCCGATGCTTAAAGTTGCCATAACTTGCAGTTCTGTATTGTTATTATCCGGTCCTGCGTGGAGTGGATGCATCGTTCTGAAAACCAACCAAAGTTGGGCAAAGGTAGAAGTTAGAGAAGGTAACTTCATGAACTCTGATCAGAATCCAGTTGTCTTAGGTCCAGGCCCGGTTGGGCCAGGCGTGGTTAGGACCGGAGGTGAAGGGACCATGATTTGTTACCGTCGAGAAAATATACCCGGCGACGCTGGGAGCGGGCTGATGACCAGCGCCGTTTGTAGCTCGCGTTCCATAAGCGGCTGCGAAGATCTGTACGTTCAGTAATTTGGAATAAGATATCCTGAGTTAAAAAAGACAGAGCACAATTGTCTTTAAAATAGGAGGATGTAATGCTAGTCAGATCTTGGTCTGCGGTAGCAATGATGATCGTTTTTTTACATAATTCAGGCGCGGTAGCGGGAGAATTTAAGTCCTGTTCTTCTGTGCCTGCAACTGGACAAAACTGCGCCGGAGAGAAATACTCTTGCGGCGAAGGTTGTGTGAAATGCGGAACTGTAACCGTTGGAGCTCCCGCGGGACAATCAATCATTTCTGTTACAGGTTCAGGGCCCGAGCGAGGCTGGGCAGCTTGGGAGCAAGGTCCCACCATATCGGGGAGTTCGGCAAGCGGGCGGGCCAAAAATTGGAGTCACGATCAGGCGCTGAACGCTTGTATCACAATCAAAACTCAGTAAGCCGCAGCTCAGAAGGCTGGGCTGTCGGTAGCCTGCGTTGGGACGTGATCCGCTTCGGCGCGGCTTTCCAGTACCCGATTTGGCCGATCCAGTACTCCAGATCGGGTGCAGGATTCCCCGACCCGTAGCTTAGTGCACGGCGCCGGAGGTTACTTCGACGCTTAGGCCAATGCCAACTCCGCTTCCGACATCATTTGCGACCGCTCGACAACTTGGTTTGCGAGCCAGCGATGCCCGGCCTCGCCGCGCGTCGGCATGGGAACGCGCATGGCGCGGCCGTCCGCGCCGACGATCTCGGCGACGACGACCGGCGGCTTCCTGAACTGCATGACGAAGACCATGCTGAAGGTCAGGCCGATCTTGAGCCGCACGGTCTTCCCGGGCGCGTCGCACGCGAAATCGCCGATGATCTGCCGCAGGGCTTCGGCCAGCCGGGTGCGCGCGTTGAACCGCTCGACCGGGTCGAGGCTCTCCATCGCGTCGCGGCACTCGATCGCTGTGCTCAGCAATCCAGGGCGATTGCTCCACTCCTGATCCGCCGCCTGCCGGTCGGCGACCAGCGTTTCATGTCGCGCCGTCATGGCCTTCAACTCGGCAGTCTTCTCGACCACGGTGGCCAAGAACGGCTCTTCGTGCCCGCGCAGGACCAGATCCTGGGCTCGGTCGCGGATCGCTTTTGTCTCGGCCATCGCGATCTCGACCTCGGCAATGGCGTGGTCCATCGCGGGGCGCGGATCGTCGGGGGTTTCGGCGCGCACGATGTCGATCCACGGGATGCTCGGAAGGTGGTCGAGGACCGCCTTCTCCAAGTGCCGGTAGTTCACGAACTTCCCGCCGGAGGCGCACTGGAATCGCCGTTTTGACTGCGAGCAGAACAGGAACTTGGTGGCGTTTGGCCCGGCGCGGTTGCGTCCCATCTGCATCGAGCCGCCACAATGGCTGCACTTGGCCATGCCGGTGAATAGATTGCTGAGTTCGGCACCCTTGCGACCGCGGGTGTGGTCACGGGCGGTGTCGGATTGCTGGACGCGGTGGAATAGCTCCGGCGTGACCACTGCCGGGAAGTAGCTCTGGATAACCTCACCGGCTTTAAACGCGTGCTCGCCCAGCACCTGCCGATTCTTCAGCAGCTCGCTGATGTAGGGCTGATGGAAGCCCTGGCGGACCTGTCCGGGCGCGGTATTCGCGCGGAAGAACGGAGTCCCGGCGGCGTTCAATCGCTTGCAGATGCCATGGACGGACAAACCCGTAGCCCGCCAGTCGAAGATCTGACGGACGGTGTCGGCGGCGGCGCGGTCCTGAGCGGTGATGATGCCGTAAGCTTTGGTCACTGGATCGACGCTGACCCACGGCGGTCCGACGTAACCCTTCACCGCCGCGCCAGATTGCACCGCCTTGCGGATCCGAAACTTCCAGGCGGCGGCAACCAATTCGCTCTTTCGCTTAGATTCGTCGTGCGCGCGCCGCATCGCGTGGATGACCATGTCGAGCCGCCAGGGTTCGCGGTTCAAGCTCTCGCGGTCGAGTTCGAGGCGGTTCATGTCGCAGACGACCACCATCACCCCGGCGCGGATCAGACGCTGAAATCGGTCGAGAGCATCAAGCAATGGTTCGCGTCCGAGCCGGTCAACGTTCTCGATCACGAGCACACGCGGGTGCGGCCACCTATCGCCTTCAAGCAGTTCGAGGAGCCGGCTCAGAGCGCCTTTCTCAGCGTGTTTGCCCCGGAAGCCGGAGACGCCTTTGTCGCTGAAGTCGCCCATGACCACGAGGTCGGGGTTGTCCTTCAAGTAGGCCGAGAGGGTCTCCTCTTGACGCTCGATCGAGGTGCCGGTCTGTTGCCGCTTATGACTGAAGCGGGCGTAGGACACGGCGTAGCGCGGGGGCAGCCCCAT